TCTGCTAAAAATTTTATAAGATCCTTAGTCCATTTCAGAGGATCAGTATAAAAATTGAATAGACCTTCGTTACCCCCAGGAAATCCTATAGCATCCTTGAAACCATTATCATAACGAATATCTGGGGTTAAAAAATTCCCATAATTTGTTCCTAGAGCCAACAGGTTCCCCAAAATATCGATCAATGCTGCCTTGGTATTCACCTGTCCCACAGAAGTCAATTCATAGTGAAATTTTAAAGACATTTGACCACCTTGAAAAGTTAAACCTCTTCCCCTTACATACGTGTTTGACACTGTATCTACCGGGTTGAAAATAAAATCCGATAATGGTCCATTTGGGGTGTTTTGCATTTTGTCCCTTAGAGCGAAATTAAGTTTTTCAGTCACCAGATTTTGTTTTCCACCATCGGTTGCAAGAACCGCTAGTGTAGTTAAATCCACACCTGCACCGAACAAATCTCCAATACCAAGAGAATTGGTAGCAGAACCTAAAAATCTGCCCAAAACACTTTTGAAAAATCCTTGATCAAAACCTTTCACCTCTTTTAGTTCCGCTTGACCCTTAGGATCCCACTGTAATCCGGTTGAAAATGAGATTATATCATTCAGAGTGTTTCCAGTTTGTCCGCCCCACCATGTTATAGCCTGAGCTACTGGTTTTCCAGCTCCTTTCTTGTTATGGAGATCGCTTTGAATTACTGGATCAGGTAAAGACAAATTATCCCTCATAGGGGCAGGAAATCTTCTTAAAGTAATCATGTAATTATTTGGGATTGTCCCGTAATATTTACAATAAAGAAAATCCTTCCAAAAATAAGGAGCACGATCCCCGCCAATAATCTTTCCCGGGGAACCTTTGGTATTATTTCCGGTGTTGACGTTCGAATTTGAATTTTTATTGGACATAGCCAGAATTTCATTCGAAGCTCTGATTATCGCACCCGCGGATGGATTTTTGGATTCTATTGTAGAAATTGATGAATTAAATTGGGTCCGCTCCGATTGATAATATTGTTCATCGAAATTGTTCGAATTATTAGAAAAAGAGTAAAGCAAAAATTGCCCATATTTAGAATCTGTTCCATAAAAAGCTCCGTTATAAAAGAGAGATTTTGCAGTTGGTCCTTTGTTTGGATTGACTGATCCCATATTAGAAAATCTTCCTACAACATCTGCAGATTGATTTTGTGTTAGAGCTTCGTCTGTTCCGAACAACCTCTCTTTTAGAGAGGGGTTTAATAATCGGTCGGCAAAAGAAAAAGCGTTTCCGGATGTTAGTCGATTAGTCCCTTGAAAAGTAGGCATTCAATTCATACAAATTTTTACAACATCTCGATCGAAAATTCGAATTCATTTTCATATTCTAATAAAAAAGAATTTAAATTCGAAATAAAATCATTTGATAGATTTTTGTTTACGATCATTATGGTGTTGTTCTTTGTATTATATATCCCCTGGTCTATTTTTCTTTGAATGGTGTAATTGATTATAAATTCCGATTCTTTGCTAAGATTTAAATTGTTATAACCTAAATCACGTATAATCTTACCAATATCTATGATGGAAAGGTCAATTCCCCCATCAAATTTTTTTTTGGCCTCTTTGGCCGAACATCTAGCTAGAAAAATCTTAATCTCTGCCAAACAATCAATCATTCTATTTTGGATTGTCTAGAATGTCATCGTATGACGATTCCTGGGGTTTTAGTTCATTCAAAAATTCATTAGTTTTTAAATTGATTCCAAAATTTTCTTCGGTTTGGTTTTTTTCTTTTATGAAATTTTCTAATTTTTTCTCACTTTTAATTTTTTCTGCTTCTAATTGTTGATTCATAACATTTTGGAGATGAAGAGTGTGAAAATGTTTTCCCATCTCGTGTGATCTTTTTACCCTTTCTCTGAAAGATTGCATAGATTCATCTTTTTTCAAATAACCCAAAGATTTTGCAAGTTCCCTTCTTGCTTTTCTAGCTTGACTCATATAATTTAAATTGAAAATTTAAAACCTTTACTTTTTTCGAGTCCATCTGGTTTGTTCTGAACATCGAATCCCAGCACGAACTTGAAAAGCTTCAAAAAAAGACCCGGGATAAAAATATCTTTGTGTTTTACCACGTCGTTGGCAGAAATAAATTTGAACTCCATTCCATTTTCTTTTTCTGTTTCATCTGGATCTGGATCACCTTTAGGAACATCCGTAACATCAACTGCAAAACACGGTTGTTCGTGGTCTACAAATTTAGAAGAGGTGACCGATCCCAAATAAAACCACTTTTTATTGTCTTGTACGTCATATCCACTTTCTTCTTTTAGTTCTCTTTTGGCAGTGGCAAGTAAATCCGGATCTTCCTCTTCAGAAGTTCCCGATATAAGGCAAATAGACATACCACCTTCTCTGAAAGGATTTGGCTCTTTTAAAACTCCTATAGATAAAGGCAATCCCTGTTCATCAGAGATGAATGGCATAATCACCACATTGGTGAAAAGAGGAATCATTCCTGTCGATCCGTTTCTTTCCTCAACACGAAAAAGATTATTTTCAAAAAGAATATTACTGTCCATCTTCTACTTGGTCTAAAGATTTATCGGAAGAAACTAAATTTTTTTTCTTGTCGTAATACGACAAAATTGAATCCCCCAATGCTGATTTTATATCATCTATGTCGATTCCTTCTGTCACGAAGTTAACAATTTCACGATCAGCTTCCTCGAAAGAAGTGGTAAGAACCCCATACAAATTTTTGGAAGGAAGATTTAATTTTAAGGTGATGTTCACGTTAACCCAATTTGTTTTTTGTTTCTTCAACAAACTATATATCGGAGATTCAGAAAGTTGTACGGATGAAACCGAGTTACTTTTCTTAATGGTCTGAGTTGAAATATCCGGTTTGGTTTGAGGAGGGGGCTGTGGATTGGAAGTAGCAACAGCACTGAAATCTATATTCTGTGAAGGGAAAACATCCATATACTCTTGAACCAATTCCACGTTCATTCTTCCACCTGATCTAAAAGAAATGAAAATCAGCCCGGTAGAATCATCTTTTTCAATTGCTTTGAATTTTTCGATGTTGCCCATCTGGTCTCCCTTGAGCCACTGAAAATCCTTACTTTGGAAGAAATTTTGTATTTCCTCCAGACTTTTATCTTTCCAATTCATTCTTTTCGATTTACTGAATAAACGTTGTAGCCATCCCATGTTCAATTAAATTAAAATTGAAATTTAAAAAATAATAAACACAAAACAATTAACAACTTGATTTCTGTTTATATGAGCAACACAAATAAAGTTCCTTCTAAAAACTAATCTTCTCTCTGTAAAATATCTTCAAGAAGTGAATTTTCGATGGAATTACTCAGAACCCCCCTCAAGTTTTCTACTGTTTTTTTCTTCTTTTCTATTCTGTCTGAATTTTTGAGATCCACTTTTTCGGACAAAGCTTCTTTTAACTTTCCGATCAAATGTGATTCTTCTTCAGAACAGTCCATCTCCAAAACACATTTAGTTAGATATGTGCAAATTTTATTTTCAAAAAGATTAACTAAAGATTCTTCTGACTGCACAAATTTACCAGATCTACCCCTGAATTCCATCACAAATTCATTGTTCTTTCTTTTTATCCTCACGTCTGGGAATTTTTCATCACGGGATTTGTAAATTTTCATTTCTGAAAAAAGGTCAGATTCTTCATTTTTTTCCATCTCAACCTCCATTCCGTTGTCCAATTTCATTTCATACAGTCCTGGGAATTTACTTTCGGTATTTTCTACTTGTGAATGTATGCCAAATAAGTCCAAAATGATTTGGGTGCTTTCTGCTATTCTTTCTAAACCACTTTCTTTCTTAACCGTGTGAGATTCTACAAAATTATCAATGAAATCCTCCATCTCTTCTCTATTCTTCAATCTTGAGAACCACTTGGTGTGAGGCTTAATGTGAATGGTAGCAGATTTCGGGCTGGATTTCATTTCACAACAAGATTTAGGAAATCTCACTTTCTTGTCCTTGTGTTCCAGTTCAATCCAATTTTCATCCAAGGCATAGCCGATCATACCATGATTGGGTTCAGGATAAACTTGAATTTTGAGAGACCAATTCGCCAGAGGTCCTATGATTCCTAAATTTTTTTTGCTAGAAAATTTAGATTCATTTAAAGAAAAGAAATCTTCGAAATTGGGAACTAAATTATTCATTTTTTCCGAACAAAACTGTGACTTGGAAATCTGCTACCTTGGCAGATTTTTTCATATCTATATGTAAGAAGGTTGGATCGGTTGGAATTAGGGATTCCCCTTTCCGTATAATGACCAGATTAGAATCGATATTTTCTCCTGGAACAATTTCAAATTCAAATTCTTTCGGATCATCTGGATGGTCGTCCACTTTCACTTCTAACTCAATTTGGTTAATTTTGAATGATATATCCTGAACTCCTTGTTTTTGTCTTTCAATAGAAATTTCATATTCAATATCACATTTCAAATCATCGACATCGGATAATTCAGGAGGGCGGTTTGTCAATTTGACATCCACATAATCCAAAGATGCCGTGAAAGTGTGCTCCGAGGTGAACCTTTTTTTCTTTTGAACCGAATATGAACTAAAATCTTGAATCCTCATGTATGACAATTACTTTGTTTATATATCGTCAACTCCATTTTCCTTTTTAGGGCCGACCCAAGAATATATATGATGAATTTCAAAAATTTAAACCAACGGCCATGAAAAATCTCGAGTCCACCTGGTTTCTACAGTCACCCATAGATACCGAACACAAACAGTACATTTTGTTAGACTTTCTACAAGAAGTAAATGAAGAAATTCGAAGGGACAATATTTATCATCCAATCCAACAAATTTTTTCTTCGATTAAAGGTTTGAAATTTTCAGAAAAAATTTTGGCAAACGAAAAATTGGATATCCAAAAAATGGATCAAGAAGAAATTCAAATTTTCGAAAAATTTATAAAGTCAAAATTTACAGAGGATCAGAAAGAAGAACTTCGCTCAATAGTTGATTTATCTTTGGATTGTTTGTACAAGTACGCCGAGCTGGGAACAAGTATTTGGAAAAAATTAGAAAAAAGAATTTCAGTCTACAATCTAACCCCGGATAAAAAATCAGATTCTGGAATTTTATTGGTTAGAAATCTTGCCACTGATGAAATTTATTCATACTGGTGGTCGAGATATTCTAATGCCTCTTCTTTTGGAATTATGATGAAAAGGGTTAGAATTTCTAACAATTTTTTTTCAATTTCATATGATCATCTCGTAAATGAAATTTTGATTAGCGTAGGGGTTCAATCTACAACTCCAAAAGTCACAGTCATTGAGATTCACGAGGATTTCAACGAGGAATCTAACATTTTGAAAATTGCCAAAGAACTTTTCATCAAAGATCTGGAAACCCAAGTGGCTCTATTGTGAATCTTTCCAACAATTATCGATTAAAGAATGGCCCTCGTGTTGAAAAGCAGATCTCTCAAAAGAGATACCGAATCTAGAGTTACCATGTAACCAATTGATTTCATTGAACCAAAGATCAGGAGAATCCCAATTGTTTTCACCTAAACGATCCAAATAAAATTCTCTACCACATCGGTGTAGGATAACACAATGTGCCAAAATAATTTTTGGTGTGATATAAAATTCTGTAAAATCTGGATCTACTTCGGAAACTGGGGACTGTAAAATCCCGTTCACAAACCTAGATCCTAGGGAAAAATAACGTATCTCGTGTTTGTTACAAAATTCAATAGCCCTTGATACTGTTTTCATGAAATCCTCCGGGGTTACCTCTAGAACACAATCGCACTCGCAAAGGATTAAGGCATCTAGATCGTCGTCAAAATTTTCCAGCATAGCCTTTTTGAAAGATTGGAAAGCTCCATAGTGTCCGGGTCCATGGTTTGTAAATTCATTCTGACACAAAGCCTTGGTCGATTTCCAGTCGTCACCGACGTATCTTTGGTTTATTTGTTGTACATATTCTAATCCAAAATTTGAAAGGGGAGATAAAGAAGCAATAGAAGCTTTTTCTCTAGTGTGTTCTGTTTCGGTCAAAATGTGGACCAAACGAATTTTTGACATAAAATAAAATTTGATTCTTATATCAAAAAAAAAGGACGAGTTTCAAACCCGTCCTTGAACCTTAAATTTGTATTTTTAGAAATCTTTCAACCTTTTAATTTTAGTGTAATCTATGAATTCCGATTCGTTAGTAGGAGCTAATCCAGGTCCACCAATTGCATTTATGTACTGTCTGTCTTTACCGGCGTTGTAACCAGGCAAACCAATACCTGCTTTATTTGGAGAAAATACCGCATCGGCATATCCTACAAAATCATAGGCGGGTTCTCTTTTGATCTTATGAAATCCTGTTCTATCATAAGAATCTTTTTGATTTTCTGCAGCTAAAGGTTTGAATGTATTGTCCATAACTTTTCCTAGAAAATCTTTGAAATCTAAAATTTCTCTTTTTGAGACGTCATTTATATTCATGTTTTGTTTTTATTTTTTGGGCAAACTAGGACCTATTAGTTTACCAAATAAATCCTCTCCTGAAGTTGTAGAAATTTGTCCTTGATTGGATTGATTTAATGACCCTAAATTTGAAAATAAATTATTCACCATATTGTCTTCTTCTTCTCTTGTCTTCACTTCCACACCTTGAGATTTAGCCTTTGTCACAACTTCAGTTTTGATTTTACTTTTTTCTGAAGGACTTAATTTATCAACAAAATCTTTTGCTGAGTTGGTTGGGGCCGATCCAAATAATTGTAAATAGAAATTTTCCAGGGTTTTTGGAAAATTTCCTGTTGTTGTTTCGTTTTGAATATATTCCGATATAGTTTTGAATAAGTACCCATTTTTGTCGGTTACACCCAATTTTTCTGCTATCCCATCTAAACCTTCTTTGATCAAAAATTCTTGTGTTGCCTTAGCCGCTTTTGGTGCCAAGTACTTTGCATCTGCCTTCCCATTGAATAATATAGCCCAATAATCTTTAACATCGAATTGTTCTACCATTTGCTGAACTAATTGGGATAAAATTGTGTTTTCCCCAATACCTAGGTATTGAAGAAGATAAGCTGTTACCTTGTTCTTCAGAACATCTGTGAATGCTCCCCATCCTTTAGTGAAAAAGTTTCCTAAAAAATTTGTTGTCCCCGAGAAAAAATCCCCAAGAATGTTTTCATTGACTTTAGAAGAAGTAAACTCATCGAAATTTTGTACTTTTTTCATTCTACTGAGTAAAGTTTTTTTTTCTATATATCTACTTCGGATTCAGAAAATGATTTAGTTTGTTCTGTTTCTAAAAAAAGATCAACCGCCTGTTGGCGATACTTCAACTTGTCTTCCTTAATTCTTGGATTTTTTAATGCCTCTTTTGGACGATCTACAATCTCAGGGGGAAGTAAAGGGCCAAAAGTATCTTTCAGAATTTTTTTATCTGTTCTCCATTCTTTTGGGAGATGTAAAGCAAAACGAACAATATCCAGATGTAAAAATGGATTTCTGAGTTCTAAAGTGTGTGCCATAGAAAGCTTGTCCAATCTAGGAAGATGATAAAATCTGAGTTCATCGAAGACATCAGAAAATTGTGAATCATACTCATGAATTCTAGAATATCCACCAAAAAGTTCGTCAGCACCATCCCCACTTAATACAATTCTAGAATCTCCTTGATTTTTAACAGCTTCGAATAGAAAAAATTGGGGAATGACCGAACCAAGATCTATAGGACTTTCGTTCCATTCTTGGTAGATTTTTTTTAATCTGGACTCATCCATGTTGTAATCCAGAAAATTAACTTGTTTCTGATAAAATTCAGATAGAATGTTAACAAATTTCGATTCCCCATTTTCTATGGAAAACCACTTTACTTCTGGTGCCATCTGTGATAAAACCCCAGCAATAATTGATGAATCTAAACCTCCAGAAACCAAAAGAGAAATAGGATAGTTTTTAGAAATTAATCTATTACGAACAGATTCAAAAAGTTTTGTCCATAACCAATCCATATGAGCTTCATAATCTCCTGGTGTTAGATTTTGGATTGGAAAATTGAAACTTCTATAATAATTTGGGTAGGTAGATTTGAAATTTGGAACTTCCAAATTGTAAAGGTAAATCGTATTGGGTAAAATTCTTTTCACGTCCCGATAAGGTGTAGAATCATCAGTAACATACCCAAATTTTCGGACAGTAGAAATGAAATGTGGGTCGTGTGGGCTGAACCAATGTTTAACAGCCTTAATTTCCGAGGAAAGTTCCCCATCATCGTTTGTATATAAACATTTTTTTCCAAGTGGATCGGTGAAACAAATTATATCTTTGGTTTTGGAATCATAAATGGCTATGGACCAAAAACCGTCCCAAGTTTGGATTTTGGGAATAAACATGGAGCAAAACATTTGAAGCGATCCTCCTTTCCAGGTGGCGAATGTTTGACAGATATATTCAATATCAGACCCGAAGACAGTTCTGTCATAGTTAAAGACTTCTCCATTATACAACAAGAAAATCCCAGATGAAATTTCAATGGGTTGTTTCCATCCATCCCCCTCTTGCGTCTGAATAGGAAGTCTAACATGGGACAAGAAAACACCTTCCCTCTCGATAGTATTTGATTCTATGCCCCTATGTGAAATGGAATTTAACCTTGAACTTTCCCCGTCTACATTAATAAAAATACCACACATATCAAATCAAATTAATTAGATTTTTTGTGGTCATATGGGTAAAATCGTTGGTAAGTTTCACAATTTCAATATCCGGTTGAATTAATTTGACCACGGAAATAAGATTAATCAAGGTTTCTTTTTCCTCCGTGGTACCTTCTCTAAAATCCCAATTATCCTTTGTTCTAGATTCTGGATTGGTTCCTTCTACCACCACAACTTTCAAATTTACAAGTAATCCTTTATCCCTAAGAAGGTTTAGTTGTTGTAAAGCATCTTTCTGTGATATTCTTTTACTTATGATTCCCCAGGTTAGAACTGTTAGAAACCCCCGGTCTAAAATGAAATGGGGTAAAAGACCATCCCTATTAAGTTGGAGAAGCATAGCTTCCTTCCCCAAGGCAAAATAATGTGTATTGGGATCTTCGTCTGGAATCATCAACCCAGAAAACCATCCTGCAAATTCAAACTTGAAAATTGGAATTCCAGTTTGTTGTGAGTATTTGTTTGCTAAAAAAGTTTTTCCTGAATTTCTGGCACCTTCAAATATTGTGATCATTTTTTTGATTTTATGTAATTTAATAAAGGAAGATTTTGGTATTCTTCCAAAGAATCATCCAACCTCATTTTTCGATGAAGAAATCGAAATTTAGGAAAGGTTGGTTCCAATTTTCCATCTAAAATATATTTATAGACAAGTAAATTCAATGTGTGTTGTTCTGGACAATGGTGTATAAATTCTGGATGTGGTGATGGATTAGGCCATTTGGAAAGTAAATCCTTATTTTCATTTATATGATTATAATCATGAAAAAATTTCCTAGATTCGGATGTATTCCTGATGATGATTCTGTTTGAGGTGATCATCGGACTATCTTCTATGATATTCCTTATTTTTGGTTCGGGAAAGAAAAATTCAGTTGTGTACCTTTTACCGAAATGCTTAACCAAAGGAAATCCACCTTTGAAATTTCTTTCTTCCCACGGAATGAAAAAATCTGAAGAATTACTGTCCATTAAAAAATTGCAAGTATCTCTAATTCTAATCCAATCAGTTTGCCAATATTGTGGGTATTTTTCGAAGTTCGAATCATGATAAATCAAAATGCTATTTTCTGGTATTTTCTTTAAAAGGTGGTGTATTAAAAAAGATTTGAAGTCTCCGTTTCCAACTTTGTCTAATCCGGGATTCAACAACAATTCAGACCCAAAAGAATTGCAAAAATTATCCGATCCAGGAATTTTTTTTAATTTTCTGGGGGTAAAATCAAAAATATCAGTGAAAACACCACTTAAAACTCTTTTAATGTCGTTTGAAGTCTTTGATAAATCATATCCCTCATCATGGGGGAATCCCTCCGTATAAAAGACCAGCAAATAAATAGGCTGTTGACCCATTCAGATAATTTATCTGATCGGTTCTATGTGTTTAATAGAATTAAGTTCCTTTTTTGAATATCCTAACCTCCTCCAGATTCTAATAAATTTTCTATTTCTCTTAAGAAAATTGGCACGTGTGAAATCATTTTGTAAACTTTCGAATTTTCTAAATTCACCTGGGTTCTCTATTTTGAATACAGATAAAGATTTTTGTAGCTCGAAAAATAAAGGATAAATCTCCATTCGGGCTTTCATACTTTCAATGGGATCAACCAGCTCTCTTGAAGTTAATTGTTTTGAAATATTTGGATCTATAGGTACAATATTCAAATTATCCCGGCAGGAAATAAAAAATAAAAAAATGAAAAACAAAATTCTGTTCATATTCAAATTATAGGAACAAATATAAGGTAAAATTGATTAGATTAGTCCAGATTAACAACGAAAACGTTCTTTGAATCAAAGGTTTTGATGTCTTCCTTAGCTTTATAATTCATTCTATCTGCGTGTCTCTGAACGATCGGGGATAGAACTTTAGAAGCTCTCTCGAAATTTTCCCTGAAAATCTTTTTAGAATTACCATCATATCCTTTAGTCAAAACCTCTACTCCTTCTTTGTTGAGCAACGGAATTGGGGATTTTGAATCGGTTTCAATGATTTTATTGTCCATAATTTTTTTAATTGTGCTTTCTTTCAAAACTTTTTCTTTCAGAATATTCATGGCAGAATCCCATTTTTTCTTTTCAGAATTCCATGCTACAGTTGAAGAACACAAGAAAACACAAACGGATAAAATTAAAAAATCATAAAATCCTAAATCTGGATCTTCATCATCAATCTGGGATGCAGAAGAAGCAGCTTGCAATATTTTAGACAAACTTTCTGAATTCAAGTAACCTTGCTTGAAATATTCATAAGGATCAGAATCTGGGTTAGATTTTCCTCCCCTCAGAGCATCTTTGATGTCATCATAAAAACCCGCGCATTCTTTAAATTCTTCTTCCAACTTTGGATTCACCTGTGTCGAGTTTTTCGGATTAGAATAAAAATTCAAAATTTCAATAGCTACCCTTTCCCTTTGATCATCCTGTAAGCCACCTAATCTAGTAAAATAACTTGTGTACCAACGAGCAAAAGAATCCTTATCTTCCGACGTTTCCGCGCCGGAAAAAACCTTCCATTTTTCCCAGTTGTAAGGTTTTTTGTAATTTCCCGCCAATCTTTTGGTGGAGTACAGAGCTCCTATTTTTTCATCAGCTTCTTGAAACCAAAAAAAGGCAGGTTTATCTGATTCATTTTTGTTCTGTTCTATTGTTTTGATCCAAGCTTCTACAAATTCATTTGGGTAAGAACTTTTCAAACTACCATCCTCTTTTAGAAAATCTTCTTCTTCAGCATTTTTGTTGTAGCCATTTCTGAGTAATTTGGACAATTTTTTTGCCAGATTCGAATCTTCTGTTGTTTTTTCTTCCTTACTTTGTGGTGTTTTTGTGTCCGGAAGATTTGATAATTCAGCAGAATTCTTCTCAATTTCTCTTTCTAAATCGTCATCATCTATGAAAATAGCTTCAAACAATTTCGAAAATTTTTCCAAATCAAGAACTTTTGATTCTGACATGGCGTATGTTTTCTTCAAAATTCCCAAAGCCTTTGTCAGCATCTTCTTATTATCTGCAGATATCTGTTCCATTTTCAATAAAGAATCGAACAAGGGTTTGTCCAATTCTCCATTTGCATTTTTATTTCCTAACAAAGATTGAATGGATTTAATCGCAATAGAAGTTGCCCTTCCGTATTTACCGTCTGCCCCTCCGTGTTTTTGAAGGAAAGTTTTAAACGGGGGGAAAGCTCCCATAAGGGATTTTTGTACAGCAGCGATGATACCAGACTTCTTAAATTTGAGGTCTGTGTCCTTTGCCCCAATTTTGATCGGGAAAACTTTTTGGATTATCTTCTGCTCCATATCATCCATTTCCTCTCTTATGGATTTATCGATCAATAACTCTTGAGTGTTTGCTTTGGCTATGATATCTAAGGCATCTGTAATAATTTGGTTTACATCCGAATATTTTGTCACAAGCTCATCATCATCAATGATCTTTTTCATGCTCATCTCTGCAGTTTTGATTTTGTAACTGTAATATTCCTCAGAAAGAGAATCTGTTTGTTTTTCTAATTCAGACAATGTTTTTTTGTCCTTTTCTCCAGTTAGATCCTTTGAATCTTCAATTGCATCTAATTTTTGTTCTAGAGCGGTGAAAAGTCTTTGCCAATCTCTACCATATCCATTTTTTGCATCCTTTCCTTTGGAATCTGAAATCAAATTAACCAACTTTTTTCTCAATTTTTCGATTCTACCTCTAAATCCGATGAATATGGATTCGTTCAATGAATCTAGATTGAAATTGTAAATCATAGATTCGTTAGCAGCTTTCTTTTTAGAATAACTCAATGCAATTGAATCCAAGGAAGAAATCAATCTATTAGCAGAGTTTTTGTAGGTGTCAATAATAGAATCTTCCAATTTTGAATCTATTTCAACGAGTCTTTTTAAAGCATCCCCCATAGAATTCAAGGCACTCATGTACATGTTTTTGACTTTAGAAAACCTAGAATCCCCGAGGTCTGCTTCTGAAGCATAATCTTTAATTTTGGCAACCAAACTTTTAACAGTTTTGGCAGATGCGACATCCGTTAACATGGCTCTTAAAACATCAGGGTTACGATTTTCTTGTGAAGCCAAATCGAAAACAATTTTTTTGAATGTATCAAGACAAATTTCAGTGGCTCTCTTCAGGAGATTATCCACAGAAGAGTTCTCATTCAGTTTCATGTAATCCGAAATGATGGATCTTGCTGCTGGATTGTGTGTGAAATAATTTTGCATCTTTAGTAAATGTTTGTTTTGTCGCCGGATTTTTCTTTAGCTTCCATGGAAGCAGCCAATTTGTTCAACATTGCAGGTAATGCAGAATACAGTGTTGCCTGTTTTTTTAGACTTGCTGTTTTTTGCGAAACTTCCGTTTGTTCCTTTTCATTCTGAATTTCATTTCTGATTGCTTGAAGTTGATCATTAACTGCCTTTTTGGCGTTGACCAAATCTGAATTTACATCTTCATTTAAAGGAAATTCTGATAAATTTAATAGAATTTTAGACATATCTATTCAAGTAAGTTATTTTATCCCTTGTGTCGCTAATTCTTGCTAAATGTTTAGAACGTATATTACTTTCACCCATTTTGATTTCGGCTTTAGAAAGACCTTTGCTAGAGGCATCTTGTGCGTAATCTTTTAAATCCAAACTTCTTAATCTGAGCATTTCATTTTTTACATTAATCAAATCAGATTTAAGATCTTTAATTTCAGATGGTCCCAACTTCTGAACGTGTTTTTCAAATTCTTTATCTGGCATATTCAAAATTCTAGATAAAATACCCTTTGAAATACGAGATTTTTCTGGAATGGTTGGGGATTCTGAATATGAATGTTTAGAAGGGGATCCAGGTAACCTCATATCCCCATATTTTCTTCTGAAATCCTCGTCTTTTTCTTTGGCAGCTAAAGCCGCTTTTTTGTATTTGTCGTATAGCTCTTCCCCTAAATCAGGATTTGTAAGTTTTTTGGAAATATCATACAATCTTTCGGCAACATCCTTTTCTGCCTTAGTTTTTTTCAAATTCCAATAGGAGACTAGTTTAGAATCTTTTTCTGTTAATTTTCTAACTTTATCTTCTATGTCCGAAATAGAAGAATTTTTTTTTCTCAATGCAGATTGTAGTAATTTTTCGTTTCTATCAATCATCCTATCTAATTTTCTAGATTCCGCAGGATCGTTAGAAATTTGTGCTTTCTGAACCTCTAACTCGTCCAGGTCTGTCATAATTTTGTCCCACTCTTTAGCATAATCCTCCTCTAACTGAATAATATCTTCTAGGTAAGAATCAATTTTAGAAACAGTTCCGCCGAAGATAGAACCAAACCACCCGAAAATTTTTTCAAGAGCATTGGCTTCGTTCAAAGAAGTAAATTTATCCCATTGCCGAAAATTGTAAACCATATGAAAATTTTTTTTAAGGATTTCTCAATTTATTCAACATTTCTTTGGCATCGTCCTTTGCTTTCTGGATAGCATCTTTTAAATTTTGAATTTCTTCTGCTTCAGCTGATATTTTTTTAGCAAGATCGTATTCAAATTCTGCCAGAAGAATATCCATCTCAGCTTCTTTTGCTTTGATGATTTCTTTTAATCTAGGTGACTTAATTGCCTCTTTCCTCATTAATTCTCTTCCCCTTTCAATTGCCACTGTTTTTGATTTGATCATTGCTTTGTACTGTTTTTCTTTGGATTGTAACTCATTTTCTATAGCTTTAACAGCATCATCATAATTAGGATCGGTTTGGTCTAGCTCTTTCATCTTTCTTCTTTTTGCTTCTAAATCCTTCATGTGATCATATTTAGCCTTCAACATTTCTTTTTCGTATTCCAAAATATTGTCTACAATGAAATTGACCGTTTTGGTTTTAGAAAATGGCATTATTGAATCAATCGCATTAGCTAGGGAATCCATAAATCCTTCTTTAATATGTGAATTATTGGATTTTGATCCGAAATGTGAATCGACATAGGTATTGAAATCTTGTACTTTTGCCATGACTGGGGTTTTATTTTTATCTATATATCTTTTCTTCCCAAACAAAAAACCCCAGGCTTTCGCCTGGGGTTTTTGGTGTTAGCTGGTTAAAATTAAACCAGACCGCCAGCAGGCAAGTTAACCTGGAAGCAGAGATACATGGTTTCGGGGTGGAAACCAGCCTCTACAAGAGCGTAACGAGACTTAACTGCGATTTTAGGAGACATCGTACCTTCAGAGATTGTCTGAATGGATTCTGCCATCATGTAAGGCATGAATTTGAGACCTGGCTCATCATCACCACCTTTTCTTCCAACGAGGATTCTGGTATCGTTGTACTTCATGTTTTGGTCCACATACACTGTCATACCGGCCAAAGAACCAACTGGGTACAAAGTACCGTTGTTCTGAGTCAAGGTATTAGTGAAAGGAGCAAAGGTGAACTGGCTGATATCCTGCATTGCCGAAGCCAAGTTTGCGTTGGTGACAATGAAGTTAGCAGGACCTCTTCTACCTCTGTTGGCTACTACGTTAGCGGCTGCCAGGATACGAGAGAAAAGTCTTCTTTGTAGAGTTGACAAGTTCTCATAAGTTCCAGAAGCAGGACCTGCAGTACCAGTCATGGTCAAAGCCTGGTCTGTTTTTCCAACATAAGAAGGAATGGTGTAAGAACCAGCGGTTCCACCGATAACCAGATTCAAATTCAAATTTTGACCTTCTACTGTGTTGAAGTCATAACAGTTAGACCAGCCCAAAGCAAAAGCTCTGGCTAGAATGTGCTTGTTGATAGCCTGAGAAACCTCATTGACCAGCGCGTTCTCAATCATCGAAATGACATCGATACCGAACTGCTTATTGAGGTCTTGAATTTGCTCCGTGGTGACGGAAGCAGCTACTTGGAAAGTGTCGGCTTCTACAAACTTTGTGAAAGTCGAAAGACCCATCAAGTTGTAGTAGTTTTCTTCACCTACGCTTCTAAGCATCGGGTTGTACGTCTTGGTACCATCAACGAAAGGACCCTGCCAGTTTTGGTTGTCATAGAAACCAGCTCCAGAGAAACCTTGAATGTGATCTTCCAGTGCCTTAACCAAAGAAGCCGAAGCAGTAGTGGTTCCAACTTCGGTTCCAGCTATTGAAGTACCAACTTTGGTAGCACCTCCATTGATAACAGATGCAACTGACTCTCCTTCTGTCATACCAATAATTTCGAAGATTGGGAAACCATCGATTCTGGACAAACCAACAAATCTGGTAGTTATATAAGCTCCGGCTGATGTAGCATTGGTGATGTAAAAAGTAGTCCCTGGTGTACTTGGTCCTACTACCAGTAGAGACATGTCTGTTTGGGTGGTTATCTGCAATTTAATCATAGCAGGAGCTGCGGCCAAGGCATCGGCTGCAGTAGTACCTACAGATTGTGGGCTGAGCTTACCGCCAGCATACACATAATCCAGATAGGATAGAACACCGGAAGGACCAGACATTGGAATAACTGGAACGATATCGAAACCTACGGTTTTTGCAGCTACCTGAATAGCCAAAGGCAAAAGCGAAGGAAACTTATCGCCAGATCCTTGCCAAGATTGGCTGTAGAATCCTTGGTTTGGTCCGTAACCACCAACTGAGCCAGCTTGAGTTGCAGCTGGGAAAACAGGAGGTGCAACGGCTCCCATACCGTTGACGACGTTCAACGACTGATATGCGCCGGCAGACTCGTTGAGGGAGTGATAGTGGCAGTACTTAGACAACCACGCTTTTTTGGAAGGATCAGTGATACCAGCTTTCTGTTCGATGATAGGCGACCAGGTATCGAAGATCTCAGCTTCATTAATTAGTTTCATTTTTTTAGAGATTTTTTTTGTTTTTTTTAGAATTTGCCTTCTAGTGACTTAGCCACCCAGCTCAGATAATCGTTGTTGTAGGCACCGGGTTTCTGAGTGTTTGAAGACTCTGATATGTTTTCGTTCTCGTGCAATTTTTGCATAGCCATTGGCTTAGGTCCAAACTGACGGGTTGACCAGAAATTTCTGATCTGATAAGGGGTATTGAGATTGTGGAAGGCAGACTGGGCAATAATTGATTGCTTCTGTCCTTCGTTCAACGACTCCCAAATCGGAGCATACTCTGTTGGCATCTCGTCGATGAACTTGTGGCCAGTTGAAAAGATGGCGTTTGAATTCTCGTTGAGAACTTGATCTGCTTTTTTGGTTCCAGCAGTAGGCTGCCAATTACTCTCAGCCTTTCTTTGATTTGTTTCGGTCTTTTGGGTTTGGACCGACTCAATTAGGAAATCAATCTGTTTGCCGAGATTGGTATAATCTCCAGCAAAACCAGACTCCGCTAATTCAGTTCTTGAGGCGACTTCTGCCTGTCTCCTAGCGTCTCTTTCAACCACCGGTTGATAACCTACGCTTTCTGACAAAGACTCGGTATACGAAATCGTGCCATTCAATTTTTCGGCGATGTATTCAGAATAAGAAATAGTTCTGTTTACATTTTCTGCCAGATATTCGGAATAGGAAATTCCTTGTTCCAATTTTTCACCAAGATATTCCGAGTAGGCAATACCTTTATCGAGATTCTCGCCAAGGTATTCGGAATAGGCAATGCCTTTATCCAAATTCTCAGCAAGATATTCCGCATAGGAAATGTTTCTATCCAACTTCTCTGCTAGATATTCGGAATAAGAAATATTTCTGTCCACATTCTCCGCCAAATACTCTGAATAGGCAATGGTGTGATCCACATTTTCTGCCAGGTACTCTGAATATTGAATGCTGTCATCCAACTTCTCTGCGAGATATTTAGAGTAGTTGATGCCTTTGTCCACATTCTCTGCAACATACTCGGAGTACAAAATTGACTTGTCGACGTTCTCTGCCAGATATTTAGAATAGGAAATATTCTTGTCCAGATTTTCTGCAAGGTATTTGCTGTAAGTGATGGAGTTGTCCAAATTCTCCGCAACGTATTCTCCATATTTGATAGAAGCCTCAAGGTTTTCTGCGAGATATTCACAATATTTCTCCAGACGATCTACTCTTTCTTCTAATTCTGCTGTGTAAGAATCTGAGCTTTCAACCAAATTCTGCGTATTCTTAGCCTCACGGATTTGGGACTCGAGCTCATCCATTTTTTTCTTTAGGAAAATGGAATAATTGTTGAGTTCTTCACTCGTTACATATTCTTTTCTGGACTCCATGGTGTAATTTTTATTTTTATCTTGTTTGATTATTTTTTTGAATTCTTCGTTATCGTCAACCTTATATATCATCACTCCCGAATCATTTTTGATACCTAATGACTCGTTAACACATTTTAGCTCGTTAACAATAGAATTTTTGTGTCTATCTGAAAACTCAGAAAAAGAAAAACCGGCACTTTCGTACACTCTTTCTAATTGAGCATCTTGAAAACCAGGATCTGCTACAAGATCGTACGTGAAGATTTTTTTGATTTGTACTTTTTTATCTGGTCCTACGTTTCCTGCTGCACGAGAAGATATTGAAAGAGGAATACCTGCATCTACCAATTTCTTGGCGATCTGACCCGCAGGGGTGTCTAGCAATTTAACCTTGATTTTAAGTACTCTTCCGCTTTTGTCGTATTGTAGATCCTCAATGATGTGGGAGATATTCTTCAGAGAAACATCAAATTTTTCAGGGTGATCTAACTCGCCAACCAATCTCTTTTGTTTGATTTTCTCGTTCAAATAATCTAAGTGTGGAAGATATTCAGTTTCTTCATAAATTCTGTTATTATTGTTTTCTTTTCCGAATTGTGCTGCAATACCCTTCAAAGTGTATCCGTCAGAGTCTTTAGAAGCCTGGACATGATGACCTTGCTTTTCCAAGATAAACACCAAATTCTCGTTCATAAAAGGTAGATCTTCCATCATCATTCTTTTTTTTATCTCTTATATATCAAAATGACTTTGTCAAATTTTATTATTTTTTGTTTTTATTTATTCATCGTATTCTATACCAGCCTTTACCCTTTTTGCGTAGGCTACGGCTGCATCAAATCCGGCTTGTCCTTTTCTAATTCTCCTAACCTCGTCGTTTAAAAGTCCAGGTTTTCTATTTTTCAAAACAACCTTTGTTGGTTCTCTATCTCTATCATAAACCAATTGTACTTTGGTTACATTTTTCCAATTTTCAATACCCAATTCCTTTCTGTCTTCCGGGGTTAAAAAATCTGCTATGTTCACATTTTCTCCCTTTGGATCTGGGTCATCTTTGATCACCAATCTTCTTCTTCCTCCAAAGGTGCTGTGTGAAACATCTCTGATTGAAATATCATCTGGATCAACTTTTATCTTTTTTTCCGGACCAGTTGAACCCGGGGTCAAAGGTGGAATTTCGTCCTCTTTTTCTTTGTCCTTATCTTTATCTGTTTTTTCTGGTGTTGTTTTTTCTTCTGGCGGTGTGTATGTTGCTAATCCAAATCTTGGATTGTAAAGTTTATCTTCAGAAGTGGGTTCAACTGCAACTGGATCTCCGATCTTTGCATCAAAGCTTTGTGGGGCAACAACAAAATATTGAATTGTTGGAACCTGGGATTTCACATTTGGATCCACCCATTCTATTGAGTTTACACGATAAATTGACATCATACATCTTTTATACTTCGAATCTTCATGTTGTTTTTCAAACTCTTTTGTGGCGTTTTGTGTTCTTGAATCATCCTTATAATCTTTTGCCCATTCTTTTTCTAGAGATTCTGCATCAGGAATCTCCTTTTTATTTTTTTTGTTTTTATCCTCTTTATTTTCCTCATATAGGGATGAAAATTCGTAAAAATCTACCAATCTTGCTTCTTGGAATTTGTCATATGATGAATAATCGAAGTTTTCTTTTACCCCAGATTCTTTTAATGCTCCAGATATATCAGGAAGAAATTTCTCTACACCACTGGACTCTAAATCTGATTCCGTCATCAATTTTCCAGAAACATTTATTTTTTCGCTTTTTTGATTTTGATAATTAAATTCATAAGAAGATGGAGCATTTTCTGGAACATACCAGGCTCTTTCCGGAGCTTCGTCGAAAGCAGATTGCATTTCCGACCAATCACAATAACCATAAAAAGAAGTTGCAACAGCCAAATCCCCCATGGACTTTATGGCTAAAGATTCGAATTCTAAATCATCATTATCTAAATATCCTCTTTCGAAATTATCATTGTTGTTAAATACCAACATCACTAGCTCGTTGTCTTTCAAGACTTTTCCCATGGCTTTAGAATTGACATTCGTCATTAGGAAGAATGATTTTTCGTCTTTATCTACAATTTTGATCAAGTCCATAGTTGTTCTTGTGTCCGAATTCCATACTAAAGAAGTCAGCCATCCTGATCCTGATTCTTGAGTCCAACATATTGTTATAGGTTTTCCAATTTCAATTTCTCCGGGTGCAAAATTTCCTTTGGCAAAATCATCTACCTTGGAGTAAATCGGAGCTTGTTTGGAAGAAAACCAGTTGATAGACCTTTGAATTGCTCCCGCAGCCACGACGACAGCTGCGACGATACCGGTAGTTGCTAATGCACCTCCGCCTGCTGCGGCACCACCTCCTGCTGCTGCAGCTTGTCCAGATGCAACTGCTGCTGCTGGTACTCCGGGTGCACCAGCAGCTCCCGCTGCTGCTGTGCTTGCCCCAAACCATCCCCTAACAGTATTGAAAGCACCACTAAACATACCTCCAACTGAACCAGCTACTCCAGGGAAAAACCGTTGTGCACCTCTTCTAAAGGCCCAGCCCATAGCAATGCTTCCTACGGCCTTTGCAGCCAAAACAACACCAGCTACTGAAACCCCGGCAATCATAGCCTGTGTTACAAATTCGGAAACATTTTTAAAGTACCCTTCCATAGTCTCGCCTACTTCCTCTTCTTGAGGTAAAACGTAATCAATTTCTGCAACAGTTAAAGTTTTTGTTTTTGCGAGCAACTTCAATCTGAAAGCTTGTCTAGCCATTGAATTTGGTTTTTTAGTTTTCTCGTCCAATAAATCCACAACAACTGCGTATGGGGTTTTGGTGTCAAGAGAATCCATTTCCATTTTGGGTTTCAAAACCCCAGATTTAACAAGCGACTCAACAGCATAAATAAATTTGGTCAATTTCCTGGCGGTGTCTGAATTTGCAGATTTTTCTTCTGCTTCATAAATTTGTAGGAAATCATCGAAACTACTAATTTTTCCTTTAGTCAATAAAGATTTGGCTTGAAAATTGAAGAACTGTCTGTAATAATCCTCTGTTTCTAGCAATTCATCAACCCATGTGTCAAAATTGTTAAAATGATCTTCAGCCTCGGCTTGCCATTCTCTAGGATTTTTCTTCAACCATTGTTGCCACTCATCTGTGTATGCCCACCACTGAAAATCGTTAAGTTCTGTAGATTTACCTTCGACGTTTGTTGGTATTGAAATTAAAGGAAAAATAGAACCAGAATCACCATCCTTAGAAGAACGAGAAAAAACTGAACCACTCTTAAAAAGTAAAATCATTTTTTGTTGTTTGTTTTTTGTTCTAAAATTTTAACCATCTTTTTTATATATCCACCTTCTAACAACTTACGATAGGACGATGACTCTTTGAGAGATTTAGATGAAGAATTGAAAGATTTTTTTCTTAGTTTTCCAATTTTAGATTGTATTTTTTTAATAATTTGTTTTAGTGACTTTGGGTCAGAAAATTCAGATCCTTGAATTCTTTCCAACTTTTCGATCAAATAACACACATTAATGGCGCTTTTTTCGTCCAGGTCTAGATCGTCTTTCTCTTCTAAGTTTGGTAACTTTTTCCATTTGGATTCACTTAAAGAATAAACACCAGATTTAGAACGGGATTCGCCCTCTCCCAAAACTTCAAGTTCGACCTCATGACCTCTCAGAGTAGTATCAGGTTTCGAATGCCACAAGAAAGCATGATGGTTTATTTTTTCTGCCATCAATCCTTTAGATTCACCATGTGAATCCAAATCAAAAACAATTTCAATTTCTAAAGGAGAATCATCAGTGTATTTTGGTCCACACATTGGACCAACCAAACGAATATCAGAAACATCACATTTATGCCCAGTTGAATCCTCTATGTTTTGAACGAATCCTTCAGAAATCCGAAGTAACTTTTTCCTAACTATAGGATCTAATTCCCATTTTATTTTACCTTCAGTATTTTTGTATTTGTCCCAAAATTTTGGACAAAGCACGGGGGAATTCAGGAAATGCCCTAAATTATTCTCTCCTAAAAAGTCATCAAAATTAGAAACAGGAAATCCCAAAATCCGGACATTTATTTGGAGTATATATCCAAATAAATTCCTGACAAACTTTACATTTTACTCGCTGTGAGTAAAACCTGAATTACCGTTTCAACGTCCTTCTCACAGTAGATCTTAATTCTTTCGTAGTCCTTTTCTTGCCAGAATGTGAAATGAACCTGTGATCCATCTATATCTTCCTTTGGTGATTCAACACCAAGAGAACAAGAAAGTAAATCTAGACTCAAATACTTTTGCTGACTCCAACTTCCAAAGGCAAAAATTTCAGAGGTGTCGAGATAGGGAATTTCCCAAGGCTTCTTATCCCAGACCACCAAATTGCTTGGAGGCTGAATACCATTGTACATCATTCTTTTACCCACACAGGGAACGTCGAATCCCTTAATGTTGTGTCCGGCCAATTTCATGTTTTTAGACGAAGAGTTACCAAAAACTTTTTTTGTCTTGGTTAAAATGTCCACTTCATCCTCGCCATAAAAAGATACAAATTTTAGTGTTTCATCCTCGTTAATCATACCAAAAGAAACACACACAATTCTGGAATATTCTGGCTCAAGACCCGCTTTCTGTAAGTAAATTTCATCGCTTGTGGCATTTTGAAATTCAGGATAGGATCTATAGTATTTAACTCTCCTTTCCCATAGTTTTGCCAATCTTGGATTTTCTTCACGCAGACAATCCAAATCTGGACACCAACCAGCAGTTTCGATGTCGAAAAACAAACAATTTTTCAAGGTATTAATTGGAATCATAATTTTTATAAATCAAATTTTCGGTATTACTAATGGGATTAATGATTTATGTTCCGATAAATATTGGACACAAGTTTTGAATGAATCAGAAGATTCTATAACCACATCTACGTCTAACCCGAAGGTTGGAATTCTATGAGTCAAACGTGAAGTTGGAGAAGATGAAAGTGAAATTCCCTTATCGTCTATCATCGAACTTTCACCGTGAAAATAAATTGGTTTGTTTGGGGATTCCCAGGTAGAACAGGATAAAAATAGAGCCTCTCTGAAATTCAAACCACCCGTATTGAACTGATGTGGCAAAGATCGAAAACAAATTGGAATTTTTGCCGGATAAAAAACTCCAGATAGCAAATCTGTAACCGAAAATAAACTTGGCTTATCGTCATTCGTCACAGCCAACATATTTCGGATTGTGATTGGAAATTTGAAAATCTCCTCACAAAATCTTTGGGCGGTTTCCCTTCGGTTTCCATAGGCGCTTCCGACCCGTAGCAAAATACAAGGTTCGGCAATGCCAAGACCTTCAACCAGAGAAGCCAGCTTGCCAATCATCGTGTGTGTCTGTTGGACCGAATCTGGTAATCTTGATCCCAAGAAGAAATACGAGGACAGGAAAAATAAAATTCTATGTCCTTGAATTCTGATTGATTGGCTTAATTCATCCAGAGAAACGAGATCTGGATGTTCCTCTTCCAAAGAGGAGAAATCTGGAAAATTTAAATCTGATTCTGACAATTGAAAACAGGTAACATCTATTCCATTCTTCACGTGGGTTTCAACCGTTTTCGAGATGGATTTTATGAATTCGTCGGCAGGAATTTCTCCAGATTTTGGAAAATTCAAGCTCGAAGCAATAGAACCTAATTTGTGTGGGGTTTTGCTTAAAATCATCCTGTGCTTTACAGGAAAAACAAATAAAAGTTTCTCAACCTCCGACTGCTTCGATCCCTAAACCAGGATTGTTATAAACAGTTTTAGAATTATAGGCATCTCCCGTGATATCATTGAATTTGTACTGAGAAACAACTTGACGGTGGCCTTTGTCCCCCATGTCTACAAACTCGACCGTGTCTGGCTTGAGTTCTAGAACTTTTTGATCCTTTTTACCTTTGGTGTGGATCTGGACAAAAAAACGATATGATTTGTGATCTGGGGCCAGAATATTTTTAACAACCATACCGGCCACCTTCTTATCATCATTGATGGGTTCTCCAATAACAATATCGCCAACTTGAAATTTAGAACCAGGAATGTTTCTAGGAACTCTGGGATCAGGTCCAACGGAAACAGAAAGATCCTTGTATGGCTTATATTGAACCTTGAAAATTCCGTTTGCCCCGCCATATCCATAGGTGTCACCGAAAACTCCGGTGTCGAAAAATTCATTCAAAGTTAGGATGTACTTCAAGAGACAACTTTTTTTATATGTATCTTAAATCTCTTCCGGTTTTTGGGACATCTTCAGAATGTCCTGGATCTTTTGGGCCATCTCGTAATTTTCCTCGGCCAGGGCATTTTCCAACATCATCTTTAAGGTATCGATATCTGAAGTCGTTGATGGATTAGATCCTTCCCCGGTGTCCATAGTGATACAAATTCTCTGTGGAGCATAAATCACCTCGAGCTTGGTGTTAGGCATTTCAATCTCAAATTCTATTTCTTCATCGTCTTGGCTCAGTGTTTCAATCACGGTTTCATCGTTCCACTGTTGATTGTACCACGAGACGATCCAATTCCCATAGGTGAAAGATTGGTAATCGTTTTCCACTACATACTTCAAAATTGTTTTTAATTCATGTTTCAGATCCTTTACACTTAGGTTTTGATCGTAATTTTTTCTTTTTAAACCAGGTATTACCTCGCTACCCTGACCAGTCCCATGTTTAAATGCCTGGTGAATTAGAAGGATAGAATTCCAATCCAAACTCTGAACTAACTTGTCGACAATTTTTTGTATACCTTTCTCCATGACTTTAAAATTATTTTCTGTCTTATATATCCTATTTCTGATTTTCCTTACCCATTTGCTGGGACAGGGATTTCATCCAATCATGATATGCCGTAGGAAAAAATTGTTTCAATTCTTGAAGTTGTCTTTTGCTCAGTTGATTTCTTTCCCGGATAAAATCTTCTACCTCCTGGAAATTTGGAATCTTTTGGTTCGATTTATTTTGTTCTTTTTTGCCAACGGATGTGAAAACCCACTTTGGTGTTTTTCCAAATTTTGGGCCCAAGGCAGAATGCCACCAGTCCAAAACCAAATTCGGGACGACCTTAGTGTGGTTGAACTCGTGGGCCTGAACCGGGAATTGGATGGACATGAACCTATTGACCATGAAAAAATTTCGAGACTTGTCTGCCTTTCCCACAGATTCCCACTTTTTATCTGATCCAAAAAGAGAATTTACAACATCGAAAAGTTCCATGTCTATTCGGAAAAAGGATTGTACATCTTAGGTACAGCAGTAGATGTTACCCACTCTGTGCCCTCTAAAATTTTAATTCTATCCAGGGTAATTGCCCTTCTTTCTAGATTAATTCCTCTTTTGATTTCTGCCACCGAATTCGTAATTACCCAAGAGGGCATGACCATTTTATCCAACCACATGAGTTGATAATTTCTTTTTAAATTTTCGGATGCCTTCTGCCTATTTTCTTTGGAATCTATGTCTTTCATTAATCTCAAAATGTATCCTCCGACCCAATCAAGAAATTCTGTGTCCTGTAGTAGATCACCAAAAGAACTTCCTGACCATTTAGATTGATGAAGTGATTCCAAAAGTTGTTCTGCCTTTTTTGGGGTCATTCTTGACATCTTACCAGGTGTTGCCTCAAAATTCCAAACCCCAGGAACAGCATCTCCCTCGTCTCCAATCAACATTTTTGTGAAAATGAAACTTTCTGGTTTGATTTCATTCACGGTCAAATTTTGTATCCATTTTTTTAATTTTTCTTTGTCGGTTTGATTCAAATCCGACAAATCAAAAATTGAAACTTGTGGTTGGTGGTCTAGCCACTTTTCTTTCCATCCAACTGGACATGAAACAAGATTGTTTTTGGAATTATTCGACCAAACTAAAGTCCAGTTGTCGCCCTTCCATCTTGAAAGCTGATGTAGGTCTTTGTCGCCGGAAATAATAATACAATCTTGGGATTTGGCCGTGAAATAGTCTGCCCAAAAATACAACAAATCATCTCCCTCGGCCCCGTCCGCCCGGGAGTACACGAATCCCATTTTTTCAAGTTGTTTTCCAAAAGAGTCAAGTAAATTAAAAAAGATAGACCAGTCTACAGATTCGTCTTTAACACGGTTCGACTTGTAACCTCCACCTTCTATAACCACATCCTTTCTCCAGCTTCTTGAGTCAGCCGTGAAAATTAATCTTCCTCCGGTAGGAAGCTCCCTAAGGGCGGCACAAAGATCAGTGGCTATCTTTCGGATAAACATCGCCTGCTCATTTTTAGTTTTTAGAACTTCTCCTGGATCTTTCGATCCATAACCTCCGAAGATTCCAAAAGTCTTGTGGAAAATATAATTTCCGTCGATAAGAATATTAATCATGGTAATACTTTAAATCAAACCAAATTTCTGAACCCACAACAAAATTGGGATCGGTTATTTTGAAATCAAAGTCCGTAAAATTCAAAAAGTCTTCCTCGTCTGTTCGTAGTCTTCTGTCCACAGAATCGGCATCTTTTCTTGAAGATAATCTGGATTTTCTTGTTTTTGGGTCTATATCTAAAAAAATAATGAAAGACTCTTCTCTGTCCTTCGGTTTAAGGTTAGCAATACCAGAAGGTGTTAGAATCATCAAATTGCTCGAATTGAATTCCTGAATAGAAGTCCCATAAATCCATCCGGCAAAAAGATTCACCTCGTAAAATTCTTTCCTTTCGAACATTCCTTTGAGGATTTCAAAATCTTCTAAATTTTCAACGAAGAAGTAGTCTTTGCCTTCCTGTTCGTTGGTTCGCCGAGGCCGGGTTGTGTGGGAAACACAGTACTTAAAACCTTTCTCTTCTAAAAGTTGACGGAGGTGATCCTTTCCCGCTCCGCCCTTTCCACACAGGATTATTCTTTTTATTTTTTTGGAGTAAAACAAACTACTGGCATACAGCCACCCATCAGATTGCTTGGGGTTGAAATCTATATGGATCTTTGGATTCGAATTACTATTCTCCATCTTCGTAACCTCTGTGATTTAAACCTTGTTCTAATTGGTTGAAAATAAATTCTGCTTTGTCCTGTCTGGAAGGAGCCCATGCCCATTTACCAAAATCCTCATTTCCGGGGAAGATTTCTCTTTCCCCTAATTGTACTCCGAAAACCTCTTTTGGTGGATCTATTTTTCTTTTGAACACCTCCCAGGCGATTACTCTTTCGGCATCAGTACAAAATTGTTCATACATCATAGCCCTTTCTCCCCTCTTAACGAGTCGGTAGATAAAGGTGTTCTTTTTTATTTCAACAGGCAGAAGATCCATTAGGCTTGAATTTGTTTTTGAATTTTAAACACGAGGGCTAACAAAGAAACTATGGGATCTATGACCAACATTCTCTGTGCCTGATGTTCGGCAACCATCACGATTACCCCGGGAATTATTTTGGCGAGTTCTGGCCGGTTGTGTTGGATCCAACTTACAAATTCATCGCCCAAAGCCAACATCACGCTGTCAACTTTACCGGCATATTGTGACACGATAAACTGATAATTTTCAACAGGATTTTTTCCGTCACAGATTAAACGGTAAAGATCCTCGTGGGAATAAGAGGAGTCTTTAACTTTTTTGGCGTCTACATTTTGAATTCCCTCAATTGACCATGCTTGGATTTTGTTTAAAGCAGATCTTAAATCCGGAAAAAAATCCCTTTCGAAAACATCCAAAGCTTCAGAATCTATTGAGATGGAAAGTTTTCCCAGTATCAGAGTGATCCTTTTTCTCCATTCTTCCTTCAATTCCTGTTCTTCTTCGTAATTTACGGGGTCGAAATTGATGACTTCAAATCTGGACTGAATTGCCTCTGGCACCTTGGCAATCCAATTACACGTCGCTACAAATCTGGCATTTTTAGCGAATTTCTCAATTGTTCCCCTTAGAGCCTTGTAAAATTGATCCGAAGCACCATCAAACTCGTCTAAGATTACCACCTTCAAGGCAGATTTACCATCCATGATGCTTAGGGTTGAACAAAAATCGTTGATCTTTGTTCGAATGACATCAACAGAGCTTTCATCCGAAACATTGATAAACAGGTGAGGAGAACCAGTGGCTAAAATTTTTGCCAAGGTTGTTTTGCCACAACCGGGTGATCCTGCCAACAAAACATTCTGTGCTAATGGCTTTCCATCGAATAGATTTCGTATTCGATCTGGCAAAATCATGTGTTTTAAATCCCGGGGCCTGAGCTTTTCAGTCAGCAATTGATTAACCATAATTCCTCTTTTAAATTTTATGAAAATTCGAATAAAGGTTTCCCCTTACTTGAAAAAAGAGGTCATGTCGTCTGCCTGATTCTTGTCCGACCTAACTTCGATGAAGCGGGGAAGAAATAGGCTTCTATTTCCGAATTTGTCAGTGATAGGCTCGTTGAATTGAACGGCAGCAACCCGACCAATCCACTGATCAGGATTGGCACTAAGAGTTTTCAGATCGACATCGGTAAATCCAGATCCTATCTTCACTTCCAAAGTTCTAGAGGCATCGGTACAAATGAAACCCCCTATGAATCCTTCCCTCTTACCCTCGCCTGGATACCACCCGGTGATTTCCAAATCACAATCTTGAACCTGCTTCAATTTGACCCAACTTTTACTACGTTTACACTCGTATACGTGGTGGCCCGGTTTGAGAATAACACCCTCTCCTCCCAGAGAAATAATTAGTCCATAAATCTTTTGGGTTTCTTCCATGGAATCTACCACCCATTGGCGGGCTAGTTTAACTTGGGAGTTTGAAGGCAAGAACGAGGTCAAAAACTCAAGTTCTTTTCTTCTTTCGATAAATGGAGTGGTCCCGTGTCCAACCTTCAGGACCGAAGACTTTTCCAAATCGAAAACATTGAACATAAATTCCTTGTCGATACCTTTGGGAGCTGTGCCCTTCAGAATTTGGGTTACCTTTCCAGAAACAGACTTTCTGTTGAGATCTGTTAGTTCACCGTCGAAAAATACTTCTTCTACAATGTTGGAATTGCGGAGAATCTGAATTAGGTCTCGCTCTATTGATGAAAGTCTAGTTTTGTCCAGCTCGTTGAAGGCCCTGGTGTAAAATTGAAAACCTTTTTCTTTGTCTCCTACAGCAATTACCCTAACACCGTCGTATTTCTCCTCACAGTAAATCTTATCCCAGCCCAAAACTTCTTTTTGATCGTCCGTGGCCAACATTAAAGAGGGATCCGGAATTAATTCCTTGCCCAAGGCCTTATTAATGAGCTTGGCACCAATTCCCGAATTCATTCTCTTCGTGAAAATTTTCATCAGAATGTCCCGAAGTTGTTTGTCTTCTATTGGATCCTCAGAAAGACGAGAATTGATGAGTGCTGTGGCCTGACCCCTAAGGTTATCGTTGGCAGCCGGAGCTGATTTTAGGGATTCCATTACAGACTTGAAGATTTCGAATCCAGGAAACTCCCCGGTGGGGGTTGGTTGTAGGTCCAACTTATGTAACTTGGTGGTTACAAAGGGATTGAAGCACACGTCCAGAAGGTAGGACATTACTTCGGTGAGATTTTCTGAGAGCATTCTTTGCTTCTCTTTTTGGGACCCGTTACCGGTTAAAGATTCGAGTGCCGATAGGATTTTTAGTTCGTTTATCATGATGTAAATGTAGAACTAAACCTTGCAAAAAAAAAAATTTTATCTAAAAAAAACCCAACTTTTTGTTGAGTTTTAAAAAATCTGAAAATTATTAGTTAGTGGTAACACCGCTGTTTACAGCATCTTGGATTTCTTGCATGCTAGGGACACGTACGACGTTAGTTTTGTTTGAGTTGGATAGCTCGTCTGTCTCACCTAATCTTTGACTAGCGATTTGTGGTAGAGAAGCATATTAATAACGTTATTAAACAGCCAGTCTTCGGCGCTTCTTAGCTTACAGATAAAATCGTATTCGTGTACGTAAGAAAGATATTCTTCTTTATATGGTTCTAACCCGGGGTTGTTTTTGTGTAAGTAAAGATGATAAGATTCATGGACCAAAACACATGCAACGTTGTTCACTGATTGTGTACGCAGGTCTCTCACTGATATGACGATGGTATTCGGGGGACGTGTTGTCGAGAAAGGAATCAGAGCGAACTCGATTTCTTTGCAATTCTGAGTAAGTATCACATAAGAACTCGAGTCAGTTTCTTTGACTAACCGGATTGCTGAGTCTACCAAAGACTTCCAGCTGTCCCCGACATCAGGAACTTTTATTTGTCCATTCGCCTGAAGAGAAAACAGAAGAAAAAAGACTATTGTAATTGCAAGACGCATTTTTCGAGAGCTTTTTTAATAGCAGAAGAAAGCGTCATCTTCTGAAAAGGAATGCTACCTTCCACCACTTCGATCATGACCGCTCGTATCTCTGTATCCGATTCTCCGTATCCTTCGTAAGTCTTACCTTCACAATGAATCCTGACTCCTACTTGTGTGATCTGGTTGGTTTTTTCGACTCCAACAATTCTGAGAGTAGTTTTAGGCAGGCCAAAAAAGAATACTTCTACGTCAAGATCTTTTCCTTTTTCTGATATGCAGAACTTTTCGGACAGCATGTCTTCTGCCATCTGTTTTACCCCAAATCGTATGTCACGCTTTCCTAAGTCTTTGAACTTTGCGGTCGAGTAGACAGAGTCGACCCTCAAACAGTCTTGCGCAAAAGTGACAAAAGGAATAAAAAGTAGTGTAAGAAGTAGTGTTTTCATGTTCTTTAGTTTAGTTTATGTATCCAGTCCTAATTAGATAAAAGTTCGAAGTACCCCCGTTGTTTGCGGAAACCTTGATTTCTTGCATTCCAGGATACGTACTTTTTAGGTTGTTCGATCCGGATTTTATAACATTCCATTCAGAAAGAACAAATAGACGATGCGAAGGCGAAGAAGGCCATGTAGAAAACCTTCCAGAGATTCTTGCATGAGCAAGAAAAACATCTGATACCGTCACCCGGCCGTCGTCATTGATGTCCATCTGATAGTAAGTCAGTGAAGACGGTGATGAACCGATCATAACTGATTTTGAAATTTCTCGTGCATCACTTAGAGCCGGGGGAAGCACAACTAAAGAATCGATCCTGACTTCGAACTGGTATGATTGAACGTCTAAACCAGGATTCATCGTATATAAACCGCTAGAGTTCGTGTAATAAACGTTCTTAAGATAGAACGCAGTGTCAACTGCAGAAGGTGTGAACATTACTGAGTAATTTGTCACTGACCACTGAGAAGCATTTTTTCCTCCTACGGGAACGACGTTAGTATTGTTGGCGTTGACAAGTCCCGCAGTCGAGCTGTTCCCCGGACAAAGAGGTTTAGAAGCGTAGTTGATGATTATTATGTTTGACGTTTCATACAGGATAAATTGAAAAGTATGAAAGTTTGACCTACATCCGTAGTGAGGTACAGCGTTGAAAGAAACTGTCAAAGAACGGTTTGGTGATGCACCTGTAGTTATGAAACGTATGTTTGACGATCCCGGTAAAAGGTCTTCCCAGTCAGCAAGAATAACATTTCTGGGGGATCCAGCGTTTGGTATGTAAGCTGCAGTATAACCAGTGGTCTGTCCCGGGCTGAAACCAATCCATCCGTTCGATCCTACATAAAATTGTGTATAAGAACTTCCGAAAAAAGAAAACGAAAATCCTATATTGAACGGTCCGTGTGTGGCATCGTCAGAAGAAGGTATGACAGTGCCTGTTGTGTAGTTAGGGGAAGAGGGATACGCAGGAAATGTCACATCGTAAGGATCTGTTCTTTTCCCGTAGAGCTTGACTGGTATTTGAGAAATCCCTTGTTCTTTGGAATTGTAAACATATCCTGAATGTGTAAAAGGTTGTGCCTTACAGAAAGATTCAGGAAAAAACAAAAGTAAGATTATGTAGATACCAAGTTTTCTCATAAAAGTAGACGTGTTCCTATCATCACGGTGTAGTTAAGAGCTTTATCATTGGCAGCAAAAGCGCCACCAGTATTGATATTTATCTTAAACTTCTTTGTGATACCAATGTTCGTTCCTATGATCGGCAGTATGACATGCGGGGACTTAAGAAGAATGTCGGTATAGTACACGACGTACGGAGCATAGACATATAGCCCCATGATTTTCATATCGATTCCTTTGGTGACTTTCCAGTCATACATTCCTCCGGTTATGACGGCTGTTCCAAAAAATTTCTCGTTAAACACTTTGCCAGCAGATACTGTTGCCATGTAAAGAGCCTTTGCTTTTTTGTCTTTAGTCAGATTCCACATCTGTCCAGCAGAAAATGTTCCATATATCGTAAACTTAGCATCGAATCCAACTGTGATCGCTGTAGAAAATATGTCTATCCTTTTTTCGTGTAAGAAAGCGTAGAATCCGCTAATATTAGGGCCTCTAAGTGCAGTCGTGTAGTCTGCCACGATTCCATAAGAACGAGCTCCGTCCCACCTTACAGCAGTATAACCTCCTGTGAACTTTCCACCGTAGTCTACTTGTGAATTCTTGTAGTTGAAAGCGGCAAGGTCGCTGTTTGCGACGATGTTGGGACGGAGACCACTACGAGAAGAAGGTTTGGAGTCACCTCCACTTTCGGAAGAAGAAGACTCGGTACTTTTGACACTAGATCCAGCTACGTCTGTTTTTCCTCCGCCGGATTCTTGATTAGATCCTTCGCCTTGTCCCGTGCCACTTCCAGACTGTCTCCCACCAGCACCCGATCCTTGGCCATTTTGGCTTTGGGAATTCCCAGATGATCCTTGATTATTTCCTCCTTGTGTAGACGAACTTTGAGGGTTTGACGTACCGCCGCTTGCTTGAGAAGAGCCACTGTTGCCAGAGTTCCCAGAAACGTTAGAATTAGGTTGGGTGTTTCCATTATTAGATATATTATTTTCGGTAGGCGCATTGATACCCGTAGAGATTCCAGTGTTACTACTCGCTATGCCAGAAATTGCGTCGAGCGAGTTGATGATTCCTAGCAAGTTGATCGTTGTCCCTTGTGCGATATTTATTCCTGTGGGTAATCCTACAACCGAAGCGCAAGGGTTGGATCCGCCGAAAGAACTGTACACACCTTGCGCCCAGTTCTCGAATGTTCCGTTATAAAAGTCGGAAGGTTGAAAAGCACGGATTTCTCCGTAATAAGTTACGACTATACCAGTCGAAGGAAAGTTGATCGTAGTCGTAGTTCCTGTGCAAGGATCGACGTAAGAGTAAGAGGTTTGTCCAAACGCAAACACGGAAAAAAACATTGATAAAACAAATAAGACGATTTTCGCATACATTTACGACTTAAAGATTCCTTTTTTGATCATTCTTTGGACGATTCTTGCAGATGCTGTCTCTAAAGATTTTTTTGTCGTTATTCCTATGTGGGACTGGTTAAACTTAATTTCACTTTCGTCAATGCCCTCGAGAATAGATACAGTCTTGATAGTCTTGGCGTCTCCAAGACCAGATCCCATCAGTACTTCGCCAGACTCTGCGTCTACGAACTTTACTTGTAGGCCCAAGCGAGTGATCTGAGTGGTCTGAGCTTGACCGTTGATCTTTACGACTTCATCGTCCGAAACAGAGAAATCGTATACCTCAATATAGACGAAATACTTGGCGAGTTTGATTTTGCCACGTCCGTCTACTTTGTTCTCAGTGAATCCTTTGTCGGATGCCTTGAACTGCTGTACCATTCTTTCTTTAATCTCCAGCTTTTCTTCAGTGAATACGAAACGATTGGTGTACTCCAGGTATTCGAGAACTATGTTTGTAACTCCGAGTCCTACTCTCTTTTCTTTCAACTCGGGATACATCTCGAAGAGTTCTTCGTTGATACCGATCTTTAGAATCTGGATAGGTATCTTAATCGTATCATTGTACTCTGGAACAGCATCTATCGACATCTTCTTTTCGAACTCAGCTTGGTATTGCTCGGTCTTTATACTTCCGACCTGAGCAATACCTTGCGCTGATGTGAAAAGAGCAGCGAGTACGAATACTAGCTTCTTCATGTTTATTGGTTTTCTTCCGATACTTGTGTAGGATATCCTTCTTCTTCGTAAACTTCTTCGGCAGGAGCAATCTGTGCGGGTTTCTCGAATCCAGTTTCGGTTACGTTCGAAAGAGACACGCCGTCTTCTTCGTCGACTTTCTGAATGAGCATCTTGTCACGATCTTCAGAATTAAACCAGTAGTCAACTACTTTGTTGAGGTTGCCGACGAATGCGCCAAGAAGAATCAAGAGCATTTCTTTCCAGTCCTCGTTGATCTCTGCTCCTAGGAATACTCCTGAATTGATTCCCAACAAGATGAAGAAGAACAGACCCAGGACTATAGCGGTTATTCTCCAACGATTAGACTGCATTTGCTGAAGCATGAAGTAGAAACGATTTTTGTCGTCTACTTTTACGTATTCGGAAGATCCGAAACCAAGCATAGATTTTAGTTTTTTCATTTTGAACAGATTTTTTTGTTTTTTTACCAAGGAGCATCAGAGCTCTCACTCTTCTTCTCTTCTTTTTTTTCTGCCGGAGCAGCCTGTTTCTCTACAACTTTTTCGCGAATGACCGTGGTGCCACCGGATGATGCGTTGTTTTGATTGTTGTTCTCCAAGTTAAGATTGATGACGGGCGCTGCTGCTGGAGCCGCTTGCTCGGTCTTGGTTTCTTCTTTATCGTCGGATCCGCCCCCGAATAAAGTGGTAGATAACCAAACACCACCTCCCGTGACAACCGTCGCAAGAGTTCCAATGATGGTTTTCTTGAGGCTTCCCCAAGTGCCATCGTTCTGTTCTACTGATTCTTCAGACATGATTGTTTTTTTGTTATTTTTGTTTGATGATTTTTAGCCCTTCGGACTGGTTGGTTGAATTTAAAATTGCTACATACATACCTGTTCTTAAGTTGTCAATGTTCGATGAATATGTGTAATCTCCAGCAGGCATTTCACGATCGAGAATCACGTGCTGGATCGATCCTCCTAGATCCATTATGAATAGTCTAACAAGACCGCTTTCTTTGACCTTAAACTTGACGAAGAAATCACCTGTTACTGGGTTAGGATAAACTACCATCTTGTTAGACTGCGGAACATCGAAGCCGATTCTTGCGACGACGAGAATTCCGTTCGTAGGGAAGATTGTCATATCTTTTGATGTATTGTCACCAGAAAACTTACGAGTGGTCGATAGCGGCGAAGTTTCCCACTCACCTTGCGGCTTCTTAGCGATAAACTTAAGCGTAAACATGCGATAGTTGTCCGGTATCATGTAGGTCTTGTTTCGAGAAGGATCATAGCCTGACCACTCGACGAGACCGTCTGATGGGTTTAACGAAGACATCCAGAACATAGCTTTCGGGGAGTTTGATAGCTCTTTGAATTCCAAGAGTTTTTCGTCGTAAAGCATTCCCAGCTGAAGGGCTGATACCTCCTGTCCGTACGTTTTAAGAGTCACAGGGACCTCGACTAGGCTCCCAGCATCTACTTTAAGAGAAGGAAAATTGACTTCCATCGAGTTTGTCGGAAAGTCATACTCAACGTTCATATCGATGATGTTTTCGATCTGGGAAGGATACTGTGGATCTGGATTAGGTGAGATTTCTATTGGGGTAAGACGAGCCATTCGATAGCCGGTTCCGTTTGCATCTCCTGGAACGAGAACGTAGAACTTAACAGAATCTGCGGCTCCAGGTAGGATCTCATAAGTAAAGTTGGTCAAACCTGGGATTGTTGATGTGTAGTTGTTCGCTGGAGAACCAGTGATAGTTGCGTGCTCAGATACTGTAAAGAACTTAACGTCTTTGACACCATTCGGCCATGTGGCGAATCTACCAGAGATTTTACCGAATACTCCGTATGCATCTGTGATAGTCAGATCGTTGGATCCGTTTACGTCACCAGTGTAAAAGTCCCATGCTGTAGGAGTTATTCCACCGAGTGCCCATTGATTGATCAATTGAGCGTCCGCGGTAGAAATCGCATTTCCTACCGTCATGGTATCACCTTTGACATTCAGACGAACGTCATAGTACGTAGTATCGATGATTTCTGTTAAAGTAAAGTTTCCATTGATGTTGGTAGTGTAAGATCCATGAACACTCCAACTGCCACTTCCTTTGACTCTTTTCTCCAAAGCTAGAGTAAGATTCTTAGAAGGTGTATTGGTTACGTTCGTAAAGTTACCACGAAAAGCAAAGCGAGGCTGAGACCAAGATCCACCATAGCTATGAAGAGACAGCGGCACATCCAAACCAGCTTGTGAAGCAGCAACTTGGGGGTATGCAACACCTCCCGACCAAGTAAGTTCGCTAATTGCGGGTAGTGAGAAGAAAGTTGATGAAGGTACGTGTGTCAGAGTTATTAAAAATCTTTCGCCATCAGGAAGAGTGTATGTAGGGCTGCTACCCGTGTAGACTAAAGTGACAGTTACGTACCCTCCAGGGTTGTTATCCAACACTTGTAGGTCCAACATTGCTGGCGGACCGATCAATGAAACGTTTGCAGAAGAGAAAGCTGACTTGTCGTAAAATACTCGAAACTGGACCCCAGTGTAGAGAGTCGCTGTAGTATTTTTTAGCGTGATCTTTGCTTGTGATTGACCCTCGGTTGCGGTTCCGAGTCGGTAAGAAGTGTCGATGATTGCGTAAATTCCGTTGCCTGGAGCAGGAGGTCCGATCTGGGCTTGAGAAATCTCTGCTCCGAGAAGCAAAGTCATTACAGCTAATGTCGCAATTAACTTTTTTGGGGAATAATCAATAGCGCTTTCACAAGTATGAATAAACGCCAAGATAAGTCTCTTCATTCATTTGAGATTTTTTTTGATGTCATTCTATTTATCGACGACAAAACAAAAAAAACTTCATTTTTTTAAAAAATTTAAATTTTTTAACGATGATTATTTTTTTATTCTTATAAAGATTCTTTTCAGGAAGATCTCCACAATTCTTCAGGATTTACTGGGATAGACCCCGAATGTCTACACACTAAAGATCCTGCCAAATTAGCGAGTTTTGCCACACCAATCAAATAATCATTCGATAAAACACCGTTCTCACCGGAAAAGAATCCCAATCCAAATATGGCAGAAACGGTATCCCCTGCCCCAGAGACATCGGCAACATCCACACTGATTCCAGGGATGTGATGAGAAAAATGTCTTCCAACCAATAACATGCCATTTTCCGATAAAGTGATAAGGAAATATTGGTAGTCAAATTCCTCCATCACCAATTGGGCATAATTTATAATCTGTTCAATTTCTAAATCTTCTTCAGATTTGATATTCACCATGGTCTTGAATTCACTCAGATTTGGTTTGATCAGATCGATTCCTTGATAACGCCCAAGATCTGGTTCTTTAGGGTCAACCAAAATCTTTTTGGAGTATTTTTTCGCTATTTCAATTAGAGATGCTAAAAGATAATCCGTAAGTAACCCTTTCCCATAATCTTGAAAAATAACTCCATCGTGAGATTGAATCTGTTCGTCGAAAATTTCAATAATTTTCAAAGTTGAGTTTTCTAATAGATCACAAGTTGTTTCAACATCAATTCTAACAATTTGATGTTTATTTCCTATTACTCTGGTTTTTTTTGTTGTTGGTCTGGATTCTTCTTCGATAAAAATAGGGTTGATTTTTTTCTCGATACATTTTTCAAACAAAATTTTTCCATCCTCATCATCACCAACCAAAGATAACAGGGTACAATTGGCTCCGAATATCGTGATGTTCTGTGCTACATTTGCCGCCCCGCCCAGGAAAAATTCTTCTTTGTTCTTAAGAACAACCGGAACTGGTGCTTCTGGAGATACCCTGTGAACTTTTCCATACACATAGTGATCCAAAATGGAATCACCCACAACAAGAATTTTCTGTGTTGAAAATAATTCTTTGAAATTCATTTATTGAAATTTAAAGCGTGAAATCTGATGCATCTGTTTCTCCACCCTTTCCTTCTTCACCTTTATCCTTTTTGGCCTTGTCCGCTTGATTCTTTTCTTCTTTTTTGAATTTTTCGTTTTCTCTATATTCGTCCATACTCAAACCAAGCCATCTTTTTATCAACCACTCCTTATCGAAATATGGAACTTCTTCTTCTCCGATTTTTTGTTTCATATCTCCCAATGCGGTGATGAATGTCGTTCTTTTCGTGTAGTTAGATAAAACAATTAGTTGTTCGAAAACATTTTCTTTAACGAAGTTCAAACCCAAATTTACTTTGAATGATCTATCTTCAGACAAGGCAGGAAAATCCAAACAAGTTTGGATATAAAGAGGTTTAACCAAAAGTTCTTGAAAAACCGATCTCAAACGTGTAACAAATTTTTCGTATCTAATTTCGTCTCTTTCTAACTGGTCAATTGATATTTGATAGGTGGCAGGCCCACTTCTTCCAGCGAACCTAGCATATGGAATTTTGGAGTCCAATTTTAGCTTGTTGTAAAAATAAACAACATTTTCCATCACGTTGAAATCGGGACCATTTGGATTTAAAGTGTTAATGTCTGGCGATTCCCCGTCTTTTTCTGGGAAGAGATAATTTTTGTAAAACTGTACTCTGGGAGCACCATTAACAGTCAATTCCCCGGAGGTATCATTAATTTGAATTTCTTCTTTATACTGAGACATCAGCTGTCCCAGGGTTTGCATAGCTTTTTGTCCGGATTGGGTTCCAACGGGAATAACAAATTTCAAACGATATGAAGCGTTCATGACATTCCAAATTACCCTAGTATTTTCCATGACTCTCAGAATGTTATAAGATCTGATCAGTCTTTCAGTGTAGCTAACTCTGGAAACGGAATTACCCTTGGCATAGGAAAGATAAATGACCTGCTCTGCCTTTAATTTTCTGGTCATTCTGGGATCACCTGGGTATTGAATCCAGATTTGTTGAAATTCTTTGTTAGGTTGTTGTTCAGTTGCAGGTTGAAGGGAAGTGGCATCTAATTCTTTAAAACCAACAATTTTTTTTCCATCTGTCGAGTAGACAATTTCAAAAGCCAAAAAACCATCTATCAGAAATTGACGGAAATACTGCCAGGCGAGAGTACTTTGTTGAAAACCAAACAGCATGTACAAAGTTCTAAAATTTTCTTCTACCTTGGAACGAACTTCTGGTTTTAAATCAATATTTAACAAAGACGGATAACCAAAGAAATTTTTGTCATCGTAGTTGATGGCATCGTCTGATAAAGTATCTAGAATAAAATCAATTTCTCCATTCAAAGCAAACTTTCTTAGAAACTCTCTTTTTCCAAGATAATCCTTGTCAAAATAGGCTATGTATTTTCTTACTCTAGTATCTTGATAACCTAAAGTCCAGAAGAAAGCATCATTCTCGGTGAATCCCGTTCCTTGGTTGTTGAAAAAGGTAGATTCGGTTGCCCCTATAGCCTGAGAATTCCGGATAACCATATCCTCGTACTGCATACCAAACCTTCCAATCTTAGATAGGTTTCTGTACAGATTTCCTAAAAAGGAACGCTGCTGGCTGTTATCATCGTTAAATCCTGCCATAATTATGCCGGTGTTTCTGTTTCTGGTGGAGATCCTCCTGGTTCGGTTCCTGATTCTGGAGCACCGCCTTCAGATCCTTCTCCGCCTTCTGGAGTTTCTTTCGATTTTTTATTCTTGGCCTTCTCTTTAGCTTCTTCGTTGGATTTGATATCATCCTCAGTCATTCCAAGAAAATTTTCAATTAAATAACCCAAAGAAAAGAAAGGCTGCCCTTCTCCGTCCACCAATCCATACATGGCATCTATGGATTCTTTCCTTTTGTTCATCGTTTCTATTTCCTGATTAACTCTGAATGGATTATCCGAAACAAAAGTTAATCCAAGTTGACTTCTGAACATGTAATCTTTCTCCAATTGTGGAAAATCTCTACACAATTGAATCCACAAAGGTTTTATAAGAATGTCCTGAAAAACGGATCTTAATCTCATAATAAACTTTGCGAATCTAATTTCCTCTTTATCCAATCCTTCTGCTGCATTGGCATATTTACCAATCGATCCACCATCTGGTCCTTGAAATCTAGAAAATGGAATTTTAGATTCTTGAACCAACTTGTCGAAAAAGTAAGCCAATGGAGCTGGATCGTTCAAATTTGGTCCGGCGGTGTTGAGTGGTTCAATATTTGGAGTACCTAAAGCTCCCTTGGGCATCAGATAATTTTTGTAAAACTGAATTTTTGGCTGACCATTTACCGAAAGTTCCCCACTTTCATCGTTGAATTGAATATCTTCTTTGTATATGGACATCAACTCACCAAGAGTTTGCATAGCCTTTTGTTGTGATCTGGACCCCACGGGGACTGTCATTTTCAGACGGAATGATGCATTCATCACAGACCAAATGACACGAGTGTATTCAATGATCCTCAGAACATTGTACGGACGAATTAATCTTTCAGTATAACTTACTCTTGAAACAGAATTACCTTTGGCGTAAGAAAGATAAATGATTTGAGAATCGTAAAGCATCCTCCTTTTTCTTTCGTCCTTAGGATATTGATACCAAACATTTAAGAAGGTTCCATCTTTTTGCTTTTCTACGGAAGGCATAAGGGTGGTTGCGTCTAGCTCTTTGAAACCAATAATATTTTTTCCCTTGTCATCGTATACGATTTCGAAAGCAACGAAACCATCAACAAGAAGTTGTCTGAAATATTGCCATGCAGAAATATCGTCATTGAAACCAAACATGTCGTACAATTTTTTGTACGTCGAATCAATTTTATCTATAACATCTTTTTTAATTCCAATAATATTTAAGAAGGCTGGATATGCGAAAAAATTAAATCCATCGTAGGAAATTGCCTCGTCGCAGACCGTATCCAAAATGTATTCAATCTCAGGATTTAAAGAAAATTTTCTTAGATAATCTCTTTTTCCTGCATAGTCTTTATCAAAATATGAAACGTACTGTCTGGTAGTCGTATCTTGTCTACCTAAAGAGAAAAGTGTAGTTTCATCTTCAATCGGGCCTTTCTTTAAAAATTCTGCCTCTGTGGTACCAATCGCCTGTGAATTTTTGACCACCATGTCTCCATATCTTAATCCGAAATTGCTCAGATTTTTGATCGAGTCCCTAATTCTTTGGAATATAGGGTTGGTGTTTGGGTTCTCGTTAAATCCTGCCATGAAGTCAGAAATTTGGTTTTATAGACAAAATCAAATTTTTATTTTCGATTTATATTCTCTATATATCTGATCCAGAGAGAGACCCTCTAAAGTGGCTTGGTTGAAATATGGGATTTTAACCCAATCTGAATAATCTACTATTTTCATTCCCCTCAAATTTTCCTTTACGAGTCCAAAAATCGCGAATTCGTATCCAGTACCTTTGAATATTTTTTGTAAATTTTCTCCTTTTAGATTCAATGGCATTTGAGATCCAGAAATGTTTCTGACATTTTCGTCAAGTATTTCCGAAAAAGTTTTGGTCAAACGTGTTAAAATTTCTGCGAGATTATCGGGTGGGACAATTGTTAAATCCATAACTTTACAAATTACACTATTTCCAATCCTTTCTTCAGACAAAAAAAGAAAACAAGGATATCTATTAACAAACGAATTTTTTTCTCCTGGCTTTGATTTTGTGATATGTAATGCAAAATAAATTTTTCCACTCTTGAAGGCTGTGAATTTTTCACCGGGATTTTTTGAGTCGGGGCCATACTTCTCTAAGAATTCTTGGTTTACGAAGGAATTAAGTTCAGACAAAGAGGAAAATTGACTTCTCAATTTTTTAGCCTGTTCGGGAAAGTCCATCATTTGCTTTGAAATAGGAATTTCTCGTTGACAACTCCGAATTTCATACCTCTACTTTCTGCCCAGTGTTTTGCAGCTTTGAATTTGGCCTGATTGGTAATCCAAATTTGCATTTTGTGATTGTAAGATTTTAATTTTTCTACGGTGTATGTTCCTTCGTAGATTGGCTTTTGGTGTTGTTTTTCTGGCTTAACCTCCACCAGCCATTCCTGTTCATTTCCATCATCTTGAAGAACTTTCAAGTAAAAATCAACGTTGTAATTGTGATCTTTTTTATCTAGTGGATTGTAATAAGGAATTGCCGCTGGTTCAGAACTCCACTTTAAAATTTTTTCATTGTTATCACAATATTTGCAAAATCTGAATTCCCAACTTGATCTACAAATAATGTTGTGAATATCACCAACATATTTTTCTGGATTAACGGGTACATACAAACCAGATTTGTAGTCACCGTTAGGTTTTATTTTCTTAATGTCAGTCATTTAAATATTATAGGAATTGTCTTCTCCTGTAATATAAGAAAATGGAATGGTTTTGGGTGATTTTGGGGGATGAATTTTTTTCCAGCCCTTTGCGAATCCGTTTTTAGCTATCTGTGTATAATATGCAAATGGATTATTTGATTTAGTAGGGTCGAATCTGTTCCAATATTTACAAAGATCCTCCATTGCAAAAGCCATACAATCAGCTTTGTCGTCAGGATCTTTGTAAGCCATTTTCTTGGAAATTCCAGCAATCATTAAATTGAACATTTCAATGGCCTCTACAGTCAGTTGTCCATTCTTTTTAGATTCTAAAATAGCAGCCATTAAACTGGAGTTGGTAACGTAAACTTTCGTCATTAAATGTTAAAAAATTGCTAACTTAGAATCTTAGTTTTAACCTCGAGGTTAGTTTCATTTAAAACTTATTTTCCTCTGGCGAATCGTCAGAAAGGTTGTTATCTTCAGATTTTCCGGTCGGAGCAAAACTCATTCCTTTTTTGTAGTCATCTACAAAAGGTTCTGGTTTTTTATCCTGATCTGGATCAGATGGTGCAAAAGCCCAAACCCTACTAAGGATTTTTTTTAGTTTTTTTTTGACTCTTCGCTTTCGTCGATATTGTAACCCATTTCGCGGTTCGATTTATAACCAAGTTTACCTTCTGCTCCTTTAGAGGGTGCAACCGCAAAATTAGGATCTGTTTTTTGTACCTGCGGACTGTGTGATTTACCTTTGATTGTTTTTACCCCATACCCAGCATCTCCTTCGGACCTACCCGGAGCAACAGCCAAATTTTGATTTGTTTTTTCTAGGTCAGTTTTTTCATCGACATTGTAACCCATTTCGTTGTCTACTTTGTAACGAAGTTCTTTTCCCTTTTCATCTCCGGGGGCAGAAGCAAAATTCGGATCTGTCTTCATGACTTGTGGATTTTTAGCTTTGAATCTAATTCCTTTTACATCATAATCTGCATCACCTTCTTCAGATCCCGGTGTTTCTGCCAATCTCATAAGTTTAACATCAGATTTGCTGAATGTTGTATCTTCGGACAAATTATAACCTGCACCTTTAGTTGCCTTATATTTGGTGTGTTTTTCCTTTCCTTCCGGAGCTTCTTCCAAATTAGCATCCTCCAAATTTTCGAAATCTTTTTGACCAGACTTATTGTTATCCTTTCCTTTGGGTGCAGCCTCGGTATTTTTTCTCATCGTGTTTCCTGGGGTTGCATCTTTCTTTTCTTTCGAAGATTTCCCGGGAGCAATTGCCATTTGTTGCGAAGCTTCTTTTAATTCCTCCTGTGTTTCTGCATCTGCTTCATTCTCATCCCCTGCTCTGGACAAAGCATCATCTAAATTAACAATCTCATCGATTTTAAATTCCCCAGTTCTGCCGTTATCCATCAAAACAGTATAGGATCCAGATGTGCTGTCAATAGAGATGATTTTTCCCGTATTACCAGATTCTAAAACTTTAACATATTCTCCTACATTGAATTTATCATCCTCGAAAACTTCCTCAAAAGCAAGAGCTTGGTTTTCAATTTTATCCAGTTCGGTGTTAACAGCAGACCATTTTTTGCGCAAGGAAGAAAGTTCCTTTTCTAACAAATTTTGTGCTCTTTGAAGTTCGGTCGAATTAGCAAACAAAGGATTTGAACCCATTTGAGATTCAACTTTTCGAAGCTGTCCTTCTAGAACCGTAATATTTTCCATCAGCTTTTTTCTATCATTAATCATAATAGATTTAATTCTAGATTCTCCCTCTAAGAATTCTGTTAAACCCTCTGAAATGTCATACTTTAGGAATTCTCTAACCATATTAGTTGCCTGTGTTCCGTTAACTTCAAATACAGAGTTATCTGACATTGACTCGTTGATTCGATTTAGGAAAATTTTGTTTTCCCACTTGATCAAATTAACAGAAGCACCTTCGTAAACTTTAGATTCAATTCTCTTTGCGAAATCAAGTTCTACAATAGAAAAGAAGTTTTCATACAAATTTAAAATGTCATAGACAATTTTATTTTCATTCATTCCTAGAGATCCTGAAATTTCTAAACCGATTGCTTTTGAAAGATTGACTTTATCTTGAAATCTCATAGATTTTCCATTAAAAAGAACGGATACGCCTTCTCCTTCTTCGACCAATGAAAATTTATTTTTTCCTACAAAAACATTCAAACCATGCTCGTCAACTTTCACATAAGGAGCATAAAAAGATTCCAAAACGGAAAGATAATTTTTAGGCAAAACAGCAACTTGGCCACGATTCAATCTCTTTAATCCTTGATTAGATCCTTCAAAAACATTTGGTCCGATAGTAAATATTGTTTTACCTCCTTCAACGAGAACAGGTGAGAAAACTCTTCTGACCGAAGAATTACCAGAATGAATTGGAATATTCAACTTGGTCGAATCGCTCTCCATCAGAGAAAGATTATTCAATAAATTTCTCACGATTGGATTGAATTGCCATCTTGAGATTTCCTTCGACAAAAGAGAAATCGATTTATTCTCGGAAACCAACCAATTATTCAAAGATTCAGTTACTGGCGAATAAAAGTCGGATCCGGCGTTGCTTGAAATTGCATACAATGCTTTTGAAACTTCTATTTCTGGTCTAAGATCGTCTAAACGGTCTTCTAGTGATTCTGTAATTTCCTGAACTCTTTCATCCCAATCGAAATTCTTTATTTCTTGAATAAATCCTTCTGCAACAAGAAATTCTGGGATGTTTTTAGTTTTAATCAAATGATAATATTTTTCGCAAATAATTTTGATAGAAGGATGCTCGAAAATACCAGAATTACGGATGACGCTAATTCCTTCAAAAACACCAAGATTATGTACTTCTTCAGATTTCATGAAAGCTTCTACTCCTTTATCATGTGAAGCAAGAGTGGCTAAATTTTCGTTCAAACTAGAATAGTCTACTTTAGGTGTTTGTGGCTTTTCGCTTTCAACGTAGCTTCCAGAGTTCTTAGATAATCCATTTCCAACACCACCCCACGATTCCATGATTCTACTGGCTGCGTTTTTCGATCTAGCCAATTCTTGTTCTCTCATTAGCTGAAAGGGATCTTGTGCTGGTGTATTCACAGTTTCAATATTTTGAATAGATTCCATAATCAAATCGGTGTTGATATTAGAATCTCCCTTTTCTATCTTTTGAATGTTTGATTCGCAGATAGCTTTTACCTCAGGAGAGGTTGTTGTATTTCTTAGTGTTTTGAGTTTATTCAGTAAATCCATTTTGTTTTGAATTTTTTTACGTTCTATATATCATTCAGAACTTTCGTTTTCTGAATTTTTTTATTTAGCAACAAGAACTTGTAGCTTAACATCAAAATCGGGATGGGGATTGGTAAAAGTGATTCCTCCACCAGAATAAAGTAAATCATATTCGCTCAAATTCCATCCAGTTACATCGGAATCGGTAGATCCTAGGGGGTTCCCGCTCAACACCATAAGTTCTCCTAAGTTGTAAGTTTTTCCTTGATAGTTCCAATAAATGTATTTTTGAATTTGTGGTGTACCGTTAGTAGGAGTCGGAACTCCGGGAATAATTGGGGTTTGTGAAGCGAATAATATCGGATTTTTAGGAGCTGGATATTGAACTTTAACTGCTATCCATCTCACAAATCCTTCGGTTCCAATATCGGTTTGACTTAGTTTTATTGATTTAGTTCTTTTAAGTGTGATCATCAATCTTGAGTAATCCTGAACATCAAAGAATAAATCTTTGAAATTAAAAAAAGTTGTATAATTGAAATCTTCCTCCAACATAAATTGGTTTTTGAAGAAAACCCAACCATTGGGAGGGATAGGGGGACAGAGTATAGGTCTAGTTGCCATTTTAACTTGCGGTTAGAACCGTTAATTTTACATTGTACTCGGTTGGATTTGAGAATACAAATCCTCCGGTTGCAGCTCCAGTGTAACCTACCTCTGAACTAACATTATTACTGGTTTGCCATCCCTTCCAAATTTGACCGTTTTTTACCTGACCTGTTAACATCATAAAATCTGCCATGATGTAACGGGAACCTTTGTATTCCCAGTAAAGCATTCTTTGATCTGGTGTAGCATCTGCATAAAATTGTGCTCTTGCCATAAATAAACCAATTTCGCCCAGGGTTGTGTCAAAATCACCCTGATCTAGATTAACCGATGTATAAGGAGCTATAACAAAAGTTTGTTGTTGATATCCTGAAAAATCTCGAACTGGATAGAAAAAATCTACCAAATCTAATTTTTGTTCGGTTACATCTTGCCAAGCAACATTCATAGATGTATTATAAAACCGAATATTTTTCGGGTCATTGAAGTTTGAGAATGTCAAATTAACTCTTTCTAAACCCCCAGGGTTTAAGGCAATCAGAGTATATTGAGTATCAAAATTTGCAGAAGGTCCTGGGTCCAATCCTATCTGTGAAGAACCTTCACCGAAATATGTTCCCCCAGTAACCGCTGCCGAACTTCCTCCATAGATATCTAAATCTCCACCTGTTATTGAATTATTCCCATTGGACATTTTTATAATCTGGCCGGATCTATCCAAGGTGCCTTTGGATTATCACTTCTTTTTGGTCTATTGGAATTTGCATTTGTGATTTCTACAGTTTCAACTTTTCCAATTTCTTTTATTTCATCGCCGAACTGTTTCAAATCTTCATCATTGTTAGTATTTTCATCTGACGTCATTAAAAATTCAGAGGTTTCTCCCTTTGGAAATTCTGCGGTTGGTAAACCTCCATCGATGATTGTTTCTTGAATAATTTCTTCTCTTACTATTTTTGAATTTATTTCTTGTTCGTGATTGATTAGATTACCCCCAGTTTCTAACTGATTTAGAGGTTCTTCGTTTTTTGCTGATTCGTCAGGTTTAATGTAATCAACAAGAGACTTTATAAATCCTAAAGATACCAAAGGGAGAATAGCCCCTGAAATAATACTAAGTATTCTCTTTTGGTAAATGAGCTCTTCTTCTTCCAATCCGAAAAGTTGACTCCAAGCTTCAAAATTTTCAAGATTTATGAACGCATAATATGTGTTTCCCATTCCTTGCATTGCTGTCAAAACAAAAAATAAAAGCCATACCAAGGTCTTGTTCATTTTTTTAAGTACAATCAAAGAAGCGAGAGAGGCAGCTGCTCCTATTTCAAACGAAATAGCAAGAAAAATGGCAAGCCAGTCTGGATTTGAAAGTTTGAAAAAGTCAATAACGTGTATAGTAGAAATTATACTAACCACCAAATACAAAGATACAAAGGTTGAAATTATAAACCAATGTAAATTCTTGTTCATCTTGATTCTAATTTTTCAATTTCTTGTCTGATTACCGCTGATCGGTTAACGTCAAGCAATTTCCTGTCTGTCGATTGAATCATTCTATTTTCAGTTTTCAAACCTTCTATGATCAAATCTTTTTTCGTAACTAATGAGTCCATTTTGCTCGAAATTCTAGTATTTTCTTTTTTTATTCTTTCTATATCTCTCCCCATTCCACACTGTTTTAAAAAAAGCCCTATAAATAAAAACAAAAGAATGACTTCAAAATTTGCTTTGATTTTCTGTAGCATGTTATTGATTTTTATTTTAGTATATATCTAGATTCCGAACAGATTCTCTTCAAATTAGAAATAAGAAAATTGAAATCGATCAAAATAAAAAATTAGGAAAGTAAAATTACAATCCTAGATTTTTCTAAACGAGATCTATACCTTGCTGTGCAGCGGCTAATTCTTTTTCTAAGTTAGCGATACTTTGTGCATCCTGTTTAGAAATTTCTGATGCAATTCCAAAAGGTCTCAGAATAGAAACGAAATTTTCGGCTTCTTTCAAACCCTTTCCGGTTTTTTTAGATAGGAAATAATAAATAGCATCCAAGGGAGTTGCCTCAATAAATAAGGTGTTTTCTTTAATCTTTTCCTTCTTGAATTTTGTAATCAACTTGTTAATTTCTATAATTCCAACCGCTTCTCTTTCTTTCCATTCGGCTTCTTCCAACATGTAATTATAGAAAATCTGAATGTGTTCCGATTTTTCGAATTTGATTGCATACAATTTACTGGAAAATTTTTCTTTTGCTTCCTGTAATCTTTTTTCACATTCTTGGATTCTTTTTTGATCCAATTGGAATGGAACATCTAATCCTTCAAAATCGTTTGAATTAACTGGAAGAACCTCATTGACAACTTCCGAATTTTTTGTTGAAATCTTTTTTCCCATGATAAAATTTTTTATTGATCTTACATGCGATTCTAAATTTGTTTCAAAAATTAGACCTTAAAAACATCGAAATCTTCCCGATTTTGTTGTAAATAAATTTTCAGTCTTTCTCTTAAATCTTTAACTGGATAAATTTTGGCTTCAGATTCCGGTCCAATATGAACTAAAAAACCTCCATGAGTTTCTATCCCCAGTTCTTCCTCTAAAATCAAACGGTACAAGCTAATTTGAATTGAATACTCGTTGTGTGAATTTTCATATAAATCAACAAATGGATGAAGAAGTTTTTTGTATCTTCCTTTAGGGTGGTGGTCATCCTTGAACTCTTTGTTGGTTTTCCAGTCACCAATAAGAAACAAAAGCTTGTTTTGTTTCTCGTCCCACATTAAAAAAGGTTGGTCGATAGTTCCAGCCAATTTCCATTTTTTAGAAAAAATTTTTAGCTCTGATTTCAAAGGCTTCAATTTTTTCAATCTTGATTCATATAAATTGAGAAAAGAATGAACTCTTCTGATATCCTCTTCTTTCTCTGGCATTTCTGGATTATCGCCAGACCAAAAATCTTCGATCCATTTGTGAACACGGGTTCCAAGTGAAGCTGCAGTAACTGCTTTTTGTGTCCAATCATTTTCTATTACAGAAGGATCAACACCCGCTTCTGAAGCTTTTCTTTTGATCCAATAATCACGATCGAATGGAATTTTGAATCTTCTTAGAAAAGTTGTTACTGAATCGTATGTTATCCCTTGGTAAGAATAAGAGTGGCTGTTTTCTTCAAAAATAAAGTATGGATCTTTGAAAAAATCCAATTTTTTTTGGTACTCATTTATTACTTCTTCCCAATTTACCACGATATGAATGAATTTACAAATTGCATGATCTGTTCCCAATTCCTAATCAAATAACCAAAAGCTACCATTTCCAAACAGAATCTTAGCAACCAAATCCAACTCAATTCGCGATACACAAAATAATAAATAACTAAAAATGAATCACCGCCAGTTTCTTTGATGGGCTGTAACCAAGGAGCAATTATTTCGTGCAAATTTAGGCGGGTTAGGTATTCGTTGATAGGTCTGATTTCTTCGAAAACAAAAGCTGGTCTGGCATCGTCAGGGAAATCTCTGGATTGTGTTACCTCTGGCGGAAGATTTACCACAGTGTAAATTCTACCAAACCAATCTTTTCTTAATCTTAGTTTGCTCCACTGAGGAGAACTCAATGACTCTTTTTTAATAATCGTGAGATAATCTGAATATAATTTCAGGTCCTTGAGAACATCCCACAATCGAAGGGTGACTATGATTCTACCTAGAAAGTCAATCATTTTTTTGAATTTTTTTTCGTCAGTGTCTCGATTTTCTTTCGAATTTTTGTTCTGGCCCTTCTGATTCTTGTAGCGATAGATCTTTTCTTAATTCCATACTTATCAGCTATATCCTTGTACTTCATACCATAGATCTCTCTATCGATCATGATATCCCTATAAAGTTCCGGAAGATCTCTAATTTCATCTACAACCTGCTCATAAACTTCATCAATATCAGATCCGCCTGATAGGAAACTCCAGATAGGATCTTCTTCCACCGAATAAACCACTGAGTCTGAGTCCATCTTGGTTGAATCCAATTCGATTTCTTCAGTGGTTTTTGTTACAAGTCTTTTTCTACTTTTTTGTAAAAGTAAAGATTCATTTTTTGCTATATTGTAGCACCAAGTGGAAAAATTTCCCTTCTCCACATCATATTGGTCTATTTTTTGCCAGACCTTGGACATAGAATTTAAAAAAGCATCCTCTGCTAATTCCATGTCGTTGAGGATTGTAAAACAGTGGTTCAAGACCCCTGGTTTCAACCTCTCAAATAAAAATTTGAAAGACATATCGTCTTTACCCTGAATAAAATTTTCTGCTAATACCTGAATGTTTTTCTCCTTTGCCATTTTTTTGTTCCCTAGATTTTTTTTCCCAATTTTACAATTTCTAAACCTGCCTCCAATAAGAAAGACAGAGGCTCTGGTTTTCTGTAGACCTTGCCAAAAACTACTCTTTTGATTCCCGATTGAATGATCAATTTAGAACATTCAAAACAAGGAGAAACAGTTACGTACATAGTTGATCCTTCTGAACTCTGTGTGCTCTTGGCAAGTTTGGTGATTGCATTAGCTTCGGCATGTAGCACATAGCTCAAAGTCACAAAATTTTCATCTTCGCACTCATTTGGAAATCCCGTAGGAGATCCATTATAACCATCGGCTATAATGGATTTATCTTTTACAATTAGACTACCTACCTTCATTCTTCTGCAATGTGAATTTTGTGCCCAGATTTCAGCCATGGCCAAATATACAGGATCAATTTTAATATCTTTTGGTTTGTAAAAGGTTTCGTCTTTCAAATTTTCAATTTCACCAAAAAGAAAAACATTTTTGAAGTTAGGTTTTGCCACCCAGGAAAATTCTTCATATGAGCCCAAGTCCCGAAAAAACTCATCCACTGGAATTTCTTTAAATTTAAATTTATTGGTGCTCATAAGAAATTTGGTTTGGAAAGTTCAAATATAGCCAACTTCTTTGACAAATAAAAATTTAACCTGATTTTTCAAATTATATTAGAACTTGGCCTGAATGGCGTGTCATTTGCTATTCTTAAAGGACCCGATAAAGATTTATAAATTCCTGCCAAAAGGCCTTTTATTTCTTTAATGTCCGAAGAGGATAAAGTTTCGCCTTCTTTTGTTCCTTTAGGGGTTTCCTTTGTTTTTGTTGGAGCTTGTGGGGGTGTTTTTTCTACTTTATCAGGGGTTAATATGCTTGGCGATGGTGTAGCTTGTTGAGGCGAAGATGTTGTTGACCTTTTTTCATCTGGTTTTTTTAAAGTTGGGGTTTCTTTCTTTACTTTAGATGAATCCATTCTTTCAACTAAGTTTCCCATTTGGTTGGATATATAATCCATAGTTTGTTTCCCACTTTCTGGAGTCTTTTGGGATAAAGATTGTTCGTAATCTTTGATTCCTTTAGTCAAATTTTCCTTTAATTTGGAACCAAATTCTTTTCCCTTGGCCTTTAATGATTCCAAAAGTTTAGGCTTAGTAGGGGAAATTACAGATTCTTGATTTTTCTTATTTTCTTTTTTAGATTTACTTTTTGAATCTGTTTCTGGTTTAATTCCGTCCGTAAGCCCTGGTATTTTTTGCCCTTGTTCTTTTTGTGTAAGAGATGATAAAACAGAGATTGGTTGGGTTTCGGTTGGTTCGGGTGCTTCCTTATAGGACTCTATAAAATAATCAAGGTCCTCTTGAAGATCTTCTGGATATTTGGTGTAGTAATCTAGATCAGATTTCAAAAGATCTTCTCTTTCTTTTTGAATAGCAGCTTTTGGTACTTTAACACCAAATTTATTTTCTATGAAACCTTCTAGTGTAGGCATTTGGGTGACAAGATCCTGCAGAGAATTAGAATTTTTTCCAGCTAAAATTTCATTTATTTGGGATTTTGCTGGGTCTATTTCTTTTTGTTTTGTATTTTTTATGTCTGCCAATCTTTGCTGAGGAGCAACCACAGACAAATCCTGTTTTTCTGGATTAGCTCGTCTTTTTCTGTCTTCCTCCATATCTTCTAAAGCGGATTTATAAAGTTCATCTTGATTGATAACTTTCTGATCTTTTTTCAACTTTACAATTTCCGGTCCTTCTTCGCCTACAATAGCCATCCCATCCTTTTGAATTTGTCCCCCATCTTTTAGTTTAGGTAACTTATCCAAACCTAAAATTTTAGTCAAATCCAAGTTCGGAAAATTTGGTTTCACTTCTGCTGGCTTCATCTGATTTTTTGCAATGGATTCTTTCATTTCTTTCAATAAATCAGAAAGGTTAGATTTAGAACCTACGCCATCCGATTTTTTAGAATTCGCTGTCTTCGAATCTTGCTCTGCCTGCTTCCCTAAAGTTTTTTCTAATTCTTTAGAAAAAGATCCAACCATTTTTTCAAACATTTTTGAATCCACCTTTTCTTCAGTGGACTTTTGTGACCCAGATTTGTTTTCCTGTTTTAATTCATTGATAAGTTGGTTCGTATTTTTGTTGGTTTCTGCAGAAATTTTATTTTGTTCTTTAAGCTCCCGAGCTAAAGAATCTAAATTACTGGAAAGAGAAGATAGCTCCTTCAAAATGCTAGCTGTGTCCTGTGCCATAATAAAACTAATTTATATATCCCATCCTTTGAAATGGAAATCATTTAGAAAAATTAAACACCTCAGATTGGCCAGAATCCTCCATATTTTCTTTGTTTTGTTTTTCTACAGACTTGTTAATTTTATCCAACCAAATTTGAAACTCGTAGTATGGAATTTTTTCTATCCATTCCGGATCTAATTTGTGTTCGTTCCAAAGGCGGAATTTCAAATCAAAGTAGTTCTCCAAAGATATCTGAAATAACGAAAAGAGATCTGATCCCTCCGGGAAAGGAAATTGGTGCGGTGACCTCCTGAGCACCGCATTTAGAACAAGGTAAATTAACCTCCAGCTTAGTACCTATCTTGAGTAAGTCTGCTACTTGAAATAAAATAGAAAATTCCTCCTTGGACCAGGAATTTGATGACTCTTCAAGTTCAGCCAATCGGTTTTCATCTAAACCTCTCCAATCTTCGTAGAGATGTGGTGCTATTTTGATGAAACTTTCATCTACATCCATTCCTTTTCTAATTCTATTTCGAACATAAGTAGAGATTGCATCTACAACACCTATTGAAGGAACTGTTAATTTGATGGTTCTAGATAACTTTGAAATATTCAGAACGAACTTTCTATCCGATTTGGAATAATAGGACATCAATTTCTCATCTATAGAATATTTGGATAAAACCCCAGTCCTTAGCTCAACACCATTTTGAAACGGGCAATCTCCGGTTGCACAAGTAGTTTTAGGTTTTAAAACAATTATATTTTCCCCCCTAACGAAGGTCAAATCTCTAATGGTCATAATGATAAAAAAACGATCCTCTTGTTTGATTTCTTTGTAGGACACAACTCCGTATTGGGGAAACTTGATTACACAGCATCTTTCAAGAATCAAATTTAATTTGGTATCAATGTCAAGCATGTCTGTTTCATCGATGGTTGAAAAGTGTCTTATTTCTCTTATCTCCGCAGGACGTATAGCGATTTGAACTCCTTCAGGGTAAAATAGTCCTCCAGAGGGAAGAAGGGAAGGAGGTAAATTTTTCCATCCCAAGTCAGAAGGTCCGAAATCCCTTGGGATAGTATTTTCTGGACTTGCGGTGAGAATAGGCTCAAGTTTGATTTGCTCGGCCAATCTTGTATGAGATGGGGCTTCGGTTTTTTCTTGTGCCTGTTGAAATAAAGCATTGGCTTCTTTCTCTGCCCTTACCTCTAAAGGATTAATTGGGTTTAGATCGGCTATGCCGTCATCGAAAGAAATTCCGCCAAGTTTTTCTTTTTCTTGTAAGATTTTTTCTGGTGATAAATTTTTTGGATCCATATAATTGTAATTAGGTCACACACAAATGTGCTCCTTATATATGAGTGACAGAAAAAAAACCAAAATTATAGGAATTGGTCTTGCCAGTAATCGGATTTCCAGGTGGTGTCTAGAATGTATAAAGCATCCCCGGAATCATAACTTAATGCCATTGTGGTCAGTGGTTCGATCAAGAAGCAGTTATTCAAAGTTAGTCTGCGAAATACATCACCTTGTTTGTTAAAGATTGATACAACAATTTGTCCAGTGTAATCTCTTTTCAATCCCATAGCACCGGTTAAAGGATTGTAAATCAAATCTGACCATTGACGCAAGATTTTAAAAATGGTCATTGAATTATTCTCGTTCAAATTAACCTCAAAAGCAATCGAAAATTGAACATCAGAAGTAGAAGGTTCACCTCCTGCATATCTTCTTTCTGCGAATTTATAGTACTGTGTTACTGGAGCAGCAGGTTGAATATCAACTGCAAGAGATCCGGTTACGCTTTTGACCTGCTGCGTCATAATAGATTCCCCATTGAATCTCACATTACCTAATGTCACTCCTGCCGGAGGTGTAATCAGAACTTCGAATTGGTTCAGAAAAACTGGTTCGAAGTTGTTGCGAGCCGCTAGAGAATTATTGAAGTGTGGTAAACCTGCCATTTATTTTTTTAATTTTTAGGTAAATAGATCATCCCAATAATCAACCGCCCATGTCATTGTGATTTCATACAAGGTAGTTCCATTCACATAATCTAACTCCATCGGATCAATAGCTTTCATAGGAAAGCAGTCTCTGCAGGTAATTCTCCTGAAAACATCTCCGTTTTTGTTGAAAATAGAAATGATGACCGTACCAGTGTAATCCGTTTTGATCCCCATAGCTCCTGTAAGTGGATTGTAAATCAAATCGGTCCACTGTCTCAGGGTTTTGAACGTGTACATAGAATTATCGTCATTCAAATTCACCGTAAATTTCACACTTAAATCCAAACTGGTTTTATCTGGTTTACCTCCCGCATAGTTTCTTTTGGCAAACTTGTATTTTTGGAAAACAAAAGATGGGTTTTTATCCACGTCCATTCCTGCTACACTCATAACCTGTTGTAACAAAATTTGACCCCCTTGAACAGCTGCAGGAGGAATTACAGTTACCTCAAATTGATTGAGATAAACTGGTTCGTATTTATTGATCGAATACAATGAATTTTGGTAATGTGGTAAACCGGCCATTAATTGTTTTTCTTTTTTTATTTATCTTACCTTCAAAAATTCACACAATATGTTATACAAAGTTGATGAAACCACCAGATGCAATACCGCCGGTTCTAGTAACCGTGATTCTATTGATGAATTTCTGAATTCCTCGAGCAGGTTCTATGATGATATCAATAATACCCATATTCATGTCGATAACAGAAGGAGGATTGTTTGATGCGTCCATAATTACTTGATAGGCATAAATACCACCACCTGCTCTCACTCCATCTAAATAGGTATCGACCAGGGTTTTAATTTCAAGACGGATAGAATCCTCGTTGAAATCAAACAGATAGTTCGATAGGATTTCTTCCACGTCATTCTCCAGGCTAATTAACAAATCCCTTACATGAAGTAGTCCGAAGGCGGAACTAACAGTCTGGTAAGCAGTTTGGTTACCAAAGATAACGACACCAAAACCTCTCTTCTTGATAATAGGATTCAATCCAAAGGGTTCTAGCCATCCGCGATCTTCGTCGGTGAAGTCATATTCTACTCCGACGATATTACCTCCGGATATCGTACCTCTTTTTTGACCTGCTATGATGTTGTATGGTTCTCCGTTTGCGAATTTTCTAACGAAATTGTTAGAGACATAAGCAGCTGGTGGAACATTCACGTTTCTGTTATTTTCTCTAACAGTAATATAAGGAGTGAAATAGCCAGCAAAAGAAGCTCCCAAATCTTGAGTAGGTAGACTGAACGTGTAAGCTGGATTCAAAGATAAATTTCCACCCTCTGCTATGTATTGTGCTTCTAGGGGAGGGAACGGATCTACAGCTGTTGGAGCATTAGTAAATCTTGGATCTGTGCTGGCTCTAAACTGAGCCATAGAAGGAGCATTGATAAATGCCAAAGCCTTCTGTCTCATCATAGCAAGCTTTGAAAGTTGATATTTAGAATTCGGCTGAATTGTTCCGCTGAAAGTATCTACGATATAACGGAATGAAATAACGTCCTTGGTAGCCAAAGTTGCAGCCAAATTTGTGTCATACAAAACATCCAAAATTTCATCCACTCTCAAATCTGTTCCATTAGGTCTTTGTGCATCTCTCATTGTATAACCACTCAAGTAAATGAAGTCGAATGATCTGGTGAATTGGGGGATCGATTTAAACTTTTGAACCTGTACAGGAGATCCGGAATAAAAGAGAATCGGTCTAGCACAGACAACTCTAACAACTCCAGAGGTAGTGGTTTGTGCTACAGCGGTTACTTTAGTCAATCTAGATTGTCTGTTGGCTCCTACGGTTTCACACAATTCTAGGTCAGTTGAAACTAGATAATCTCCGACAGAAATTATTCTATTATTGTTAGGATTTTGTGGATCGGTTATAGGAACAAAAGTGAAACTAGTTGAGTCTATTTTTGTTAAAACGTTCAAAAATTGATTGATAGAATTTACGTTTGAAATTATATCAGTTTTACCTGCTGATACTGGTTGACCAATATTATCCGATGCATAAACAGTTCCAAAAGATGGATAATTAATCAGATCAGTTGGGCTTTGCCTAGCAATATTGTTAAAAGCTCTAACATAAGAAATATTGTATTGGTCTCTATCGATTGTTGTTTGAACGTCGATGTAATATGGCGGAGAACCTTCAGCGTTCCACCAAATTTGATCACCGTCTTCTATTTCTTGATATAAAATATTTTGGTATAATCTGGTTGAAATTTGTCCAGTCAAAGCATTTGAAGCTGTTCCTCCAGTGATTGAAGCAACATTAACAATGTCTAAATAATCAGAAGCACCAAATTGTTGATAGAATTCATAAACTCCACCGGAAGGTCCCGCAGTAAAAGATGTAGGACTGACTTGAATTCCTTGGGAAGCATAAACCGGGGTATCGAGTGGATGTGTAAATGTGATGGTCAAATTTCCAGAGATTTCTCTGACACCGGAGATTTTTAGTTTTACCAGATCTCCTGATGTAAACTGATTTATAACATTACCACTTAAACCAGCAGGAATAGAAACCGTTCCCAGAATAAAAGGAGAATAAGAAGCTGTAGGGGTTGAAAAGTCTTTCAATAAAAGTTTCTGTGCAGAAGTCAAAGAAGGTTGAGTTAATATATCTGCAGAAGCCGCTGCTCCCGTTCCACCAGTTCCACCACCAGAAAAAGAAATAGTGGGTGCGGTTGTATATCCAGATCCACCAGATGTTAAAGAAATGCTAGATACAGCACCCGAGGTTAAGACCGCAGTGGCAGCAGCACCCGTTCCTGACCCAGAGAAAGATACTGTTGGTGCACTTGTGTAACCGGAACCGCCGTTGGTAATATAAACATTTACAACTGCACCTCCAGTAACACCAGAATTGGTACGGAGATAATGAAGACCCCCAAAAGTTAAACTTGGGTTGTAGGGTTCTAATGCGGATGCGGGTACTCCAGCAGTTGGTCCGGTTGGACCTCCTAGATTGAACAAAGTTCCCACATTCAATTGAGTATAATCAACACCAGCTGTTCCTCCTGTTACACCTCCTCCAGTTATTCCGATAGAATTTTGCGTGTAAAGATAATCTTGGATCAACTGTTGATCATAACTTAAAAAATTCAAAGTAGGATCTGCAAGATCTCTATCTCCAGTTAGCTCGTCGATCAAAAAGTTACCGACCAAATCTACTTTGTATGGATTCTGGCATAGATATTCCAATCCTTCTGCATCTACTGCACAAAATAGTCCTGTGGAAGGAGTGTTATTGTTAACCAGAGTTTGAATGAATTGGTTGTTTCCGTTTAGATCCACAAAATCTACAATCAAACAACCAGTTACTTGGGTGATGATGTTCACGTTCTGTTGGCTCAGAAAATTGTTGATTTGACTTTTTTTGAATCCATTTGGTGTGAAGAAAGCAGACCATTCCGGATCTTCAGATAGAGCCTGATAATTTGTCCAATCCCCCGAAACCGCAATAACATCAATAAACCAATCGGAAATGTAGTCATATGGGTGTACATAACTGGGTACATTATTTGCACCATACCAATCAATCGCGAATACATCGTATCCCTGAAGAGGTGGTGTAGCATCAGTGGATTTTCTAACAATGACAGACATCGACTGTTGTCCTAAATTCACCAAATTGAAAATTCTTCCCTGATCCACCACAGACATTGTGGCAAGAAAATAATCGACATCGGCAAACCAAAATCTTTCTTTGTTGTAAAAAGACGAGTACAAACGGGAAGTTAAAACTCCATTGGGCTCATCGGTAGCAACAGAGAAACCGAAATAGTCTACTTTGTCTGCAGTTGGTGAATCAACATCGTTGTTGAGTCGAAGCAAATTCAAGGCAAAAACTGGTCCTGTCGAAAGACAGGTTAAAATTGATCTCTGAAAATACGATCCCTGTGATTCTAGGTTTTTATCAATGTCACCAAAAATTGCAACTGCAGTTGTGACGTCTGGGATATAAACCGGAGCGTTGAAAGGACCCTTATTCGAAAAACCAACCACCAGACGAATTGTTTGGGAGGTTAGAATGATGTTTTCAGAGGCATCAAATTCCAACGTATAAACGCCGGAAGCTTTGAATTGTGATAAATCGAGTTTGATTTTCTTAGCCATTATCGTTTTAAAGATATTTTTTCCTAGTATATATCAAAATGAATTACCACAAATGGGGATATTACTAGGGTTCCATCCTATATATATTTAATCAATCATGACATAAGCTTACTAAATGAATTATAGAAGCTTCCTTCTTTAGTTTTTCCGTCGGATTCCTTGTCATTCAATTTGGATTCAATCAATTTTCTATAGTCATCGTCCATCCGATCGTAGAGATCCCCAATCAAATCGTAGAAAGCTGTTGTTTCAAAAAGTGCAGACAAATTCACCAAAGTCATGGCGACATCGTCGTGTCCAGATTGGGATGAATATGTTCCGCTATTGTTTAACCCAAAGGAAAAAATTTCTGGAATTGTCCATGCTTTTTCGTTTACAATCACTCTGTTTTGTCTGAACGATGACCTCAACATTTCACAGTACTTCATTTTGTTTTTTTCGTTGTACTTGATGCCAGGTTTTGCAGTTCGTGCAGACTCCGTGTGTTTGGTGTGTAAAAAAATATCCAGAGAAATCTCATCGTTGGAAATCAATTTGTCTAATAGGAGCTCACCTCTAAAATTCATTTCGAGTAGAACGGTCAGCCTTTCTTTATTGAATACATTCAAAATCAAGGCCTCAAGCATTTTCTTGATATCTTCAATTTGAATACCATTGTCTCTGAAAACCCCAACCTGGAGTAAACTAAAAAAATCACCTTCGTCCTTGAAATCATCTATGCTTTCAATTAATTTTTTGGGCAAAGGAACAACTCTAAAAATATTGATAACCGTAAAATCTCCTCTGCCTCCCCCCGCAAGATCGACAGATAAAACAAAATTTTTATCATCTAAAGATGCCGAATCTAAAGAAAATTTTGGGTGCCATCTGAAATTTTCATAGAAAATTCCTAGATCACTCAGAACATCTATTTCTCTCCATACATATTCAGATTCATTTGATTTTATTTTCTTCAGCTCATTCGATCCAAGCAATAATGAGGTTGAACTTAGAAATTGGTTTCCGTATTCCTGATTGAAAAGCTCTTCGCTACCAAGGTTGGCGATTTCCTGTTTTTTCCATTCTTCGTCTCTACCTGGAACTTGCCACCAATCAACTCGAACAGGATTGAATGAATTTTCCCCCGTTAGTGCTCCTTGATAAATCTCATAAAATTTATTCATTCCATTTGGGGTAGAAGTAATGATAATCCTCGAGACCTTAGATGATGAAACAGTGGGATAAGAAGAGCGGAAGAAAGACTCAATAAAATTCGGATGGATGTGTGCAAACTCATCCATGTACAAAAAGTGAATTGTAAAACCAATTGCGGTTGTTTTCGTTGTGGTTTTGGCTATAGCCCTACATCCGTTATCGAATTTCATGGACATAACGTTGTTCACAACCATACCTGGCTTCAAAAACCAAGGCAAACCTTTCACAATAGCCTTGATTTTATCCATGAGTTCTTCGGCAGTTGATCCAACGTTAGCCAAAATCATTGCGTTTTTATCGTGATTGAAAAGCAAATACCACACCAAAATAATTGATGAGGTGATACTATTGTGAGAAAGAATCCCGTTGCTGTAATATCTATGATTATGATGCAAAACACTTAAATCCGCCATTGAAACTTTTATTAAAGAGTTTTCAATATATGTTATTCTGCTTGGACCTTCATCAGTCATTACATAATTTCCTAAAACAAGATTTTTAACTAAAACCTCATTGAAATTTTCGTCAAAGAGAATATGAAGGTCCGCACATTCTAAAGATTTACCGTTTTCTAACTCTAAGAACCAAACTTCATAAGGCTGTGTTTCTAAATATTTATGTGCAGTAACATAGCCACTGTCTGATAAAATTTCTTCCCAGATTTCATATTCGTTGATTACTTTTTTTTCAGGATCGTCTTGGTCGAATACATAATTTTTAAATTGGAATTTTTCAATAAAAGAAATTAATTTTAAAATTTTTTTCTTATGAGATTTTTTCTTTATGAAAAACCAATATATGAAATAAAGTAAACTTTTGGAAAAATTGAAAAAATTATTATTTTTTTCTTTAAAATTGAATATAGGTATTTTTTTATTTTCTTCGTTTAGAATCACCGATGTAGGTAAAAGGCATTTTCCAACTTGACGAGGTGCAAGAAAAACATTGAATCTATTATTCTGGTATTCCCTTAATACAGATTCTTGATAGTCTCTCAATCGAATGTACTGGAGACCATCATCGGTCATAACCTGACAGTGCTGGGCAAAGTGTACCACATCTAAGGCACATTTTTGCATTTCTTGTAATTCCTCTGGTGTATACTCCCAAAGCAAATTGGATCTTTTTAAAGAAGGGTCTCCGTCGTGAAATGGATTATCAACAGATTTGTAATCTAAACCTTCATCCTCAACCTTCCTCATAAGGTCATCAACCCTTTTGGTTGACCAATAATTGGAATCTAAGGAATCATCTTCATGTTTGCTCATTGGAATAAATCATCGTCTATTTCAAAAGTCCCTTCGCTTTCAAAACTTATATTTTTAGAGGCATCTTGACTTGCTTTTTGTCTGGCATTAACCACCGCATTTTCATTCACTTCTTCTACTTTCACGTCCTGAATTTCAGCACCCAAAATGTCCCTAAGTCCTTCCATTAGACTTTTAGTTCCTCTAACCTTCAGTGCAGAGTTTGTTCCTTGAGCAGGTGGAGGGGAACTAGGGGAAAAAGAAGTGTCCGAACCTTGATTTTGTTGCATGGGAACATAACCCGATGAAGCTTTCATCTCCAATTCTTTTCTCAAATTCTTGTAGCTGGCTTCGGTCTTTTCAAGATACGTTTGATGATCCTTCGACATTTGCATAATTTGTCCCTGTAATTGTGCAAGAACCTCGAACATTCGAGCAGAAGCACTTCCTAAATCAATTTCTTCTACCAATTTCGTGATGGCGTGTTGTGCAGTTTTTATTTGAAGCATCATCGACCCAACGTTCATGGCATCTATTTTCTTCTTGTATTCAAGGAATTCTGATTCATCAATTAGATTTTGATCCACATAAAATTTAACCAATGATTCTAGAAGATCTCTAGAGTCTGTACCGGTAGACTGGATTTGGACCTGAAAATCCATAACCTCGGTAGTTTTCATACGGGGAAGGTTGTCTACAGTTAACGATTCAATTTCCAAATTTTCTTCCATTAGAATGGAATCTAAATTTGCCTTAATTCTCTCCTGGACAACCTTCTCTGGCTTTGGTTTACGTCTTGGCATAAGTCATTTTTTTAACCCTTTCTGGGGATTTTAGGAATGTCCAAAGTTGGTTTGGCGTTGTCGATAATGTGAGCCAGCTGTGCATCCCTCACGATGTTTTGGTTCAACACAATCGATTGTTTATTGATATCTATCATCGATTTGAAAATTCGAATATTGGAAAGCAAAACCGGCGAAGTATATATCCTATAGGCATTGTTGTCCGTTCCATATAGAGGGTTGGCTGGATTAGTAACAATATCTTTAGGTAAGTCGAAAGTATATGTTTGGGACAAAGTTCTAAAATCTTCATGGACCGGGATCAGATTAGAGGATTGTTCTTGTGGGTTATTCACATCATAACTCATCTTCCACATATTAACACCCATTTGATGGTATTTATTAGAAATATTAACAACCAAGGCATACCATTCACCGATCTCTGGCACAAATTGGAGCTTCGAATTAAAGACAAAATCATTTAAATTAATTTGAATGCTACCCTCCTGAAGAAAGTTCGTGTTGTTTGGTTCTTGTGAACCAGAATAAATTAAATCCACTCTAAGACCTTGTGGTCCATCAATTGGGTCCATATAATCCCCGGCAATCAAATTTCTAGCCTGTGCTTTTTGCATCTTAAGGGTAGGAGTATCTAATGAAAAAGGTAAATTAGGATTGACTACGGAAAATTTAAATTGGTCAATCACAGAAGCCACCTGAAATCCACCAGAGTGATTTGAATCTGATTTTATTGCAACGTAGCCATCCGGATTTTCAGCATAGCCAATCCATGGAGAAAGTCCATGTTTATAAGGAGTAGTGTTGTAAACAATTCTTGTTGTGGTTACCGTTTCCTGTGCCATCGGGATAGGAGGATAGGGTTTTTTAGTTAGAGAATTTTCGTTTACATAATTTTTAATTGAAAACCAGCAGGTAAAAGCTATTTCTCCATCCGAATCTAATTTAGGGGTAGTTAAATATCTAACAGCATTTCTATATTTATACGGTTCGAATACAAATTCTGGATTAGATTGAAAAGCATCATATAAATCATAATAATTGTTAAATACGATAGTCCAGTTGTTGTTCAAATCGTAACTTACAATGGGCAGTTTTTCGTACACGTACGATCGGGTGGGGTCTGTCCCTCGATCGCTCGTGGTCGTGACATATTGTTGTGGTTTGGTGATTAATTCCTCCTGAGCCTCAGTTTCCGCTCCAAACAATTTTTGAGAATTTAAAGCGATTCCGTCGAGTTCTTCTTTATAGGCAGGATCTCTATAGTATGTGTTGGACTTTGGGTTATATTTTTTCAATTCGATTTTAAAAAAAATGGGCGAATACATGAAATCGCGAAATAAATAAGTCGAATTAATTTCATAAATTCTGTTGGTCAACGGAAAATATATAATATCCCTTTTACGAGGTTGTGAACCACGACCAAAAAGACTTTCAAAATATACCTTGTCGATGTGTATTTCGAATGGCTCTTCAAAAGAAATGCCAAATGGATCATAGTTGGGTTTATTGTCAGGAAATTGGTTTTGCGGAACCATCACTTTAACGCATCTTTCTTCCACAACGTCATACAAAGTCCATTCTTTGAGTACCACGTCTTTTGATCTGGACTGAGGTTGAACAGAATAGTAATTGGTTTCAAATCCAAACATTTTGTTGACAATTAAACTTAGATCTTTGTAAAGATTGATTGCCTTATTAATGTTATAAGGATTGAATGTGAAAGGTCCACACTCGTTAAATACCACAGGGCGGTTTGATTGTTCAGGAGAACATTGAGGAACTGGGTTTCTAATTACTAAATTATCAGGGCCAGTTGCCACATTATCGTCATAAGTTAAATTCAAATCGAAATTCACTATAACTACATTTGGACTGATTGGTTCTTCTGATTGATAGGCTATACTCCCGTCGGGATTTACAACAACAGACGTGAATCTAAACTCGGGATAAAATGGCTTACTAGGATCCAATTGTAGTGTGAATACTTCTGCTCCTTCCCCTGACTCATAGGAATTTTGTAATCCCGTTGTTGCAAACCCCATATTTACCCAAAGAGACCAAGTTTCACCATCAATGGAATACCTAAAATCAATTGCAATACCATTGGATACAACTGCGTTTGATGTGGTATTCAAATCCACACTATATCCCTCTAAAGATGAAGCTGAATCAATAATCCATCCATTGAAAGAACTAACATAATAAAAAGGACGATCATAACTCAGAACTCTGTAGTTTCCGATATAGGTAAAATTCAGGGCAGAGTCTAACTGGGCCAACCTTTCAATTAGCCATTCCTGCGATTGGCAAGGAGCATAATAATAGGTTCCATTTGAAGCCAAAACCGTGTGATAACCATTGCAACCTATTTGAATTGCTCTGGCCAAAGCAGCACCGGTTGTTCCGTAAAGATTATCTGTGCTTGTCTCTTGAACCTTGGCAGTATTGGGTAAATCGTCCTGATATTGATATCTAGGATCCGATAAATTTCTCTGTTGACCATTCCCATTATATACGGGAAGTCCAGTAAAGATAGCTTTGTTAGGGGGAATGGCTGACATGTAAGGCGATTACTTCGAAAAGGAAGACTTTTCTTGTATATATCACCAAATCTCTAACAGAGGTTACAATTTCTGTTCGGATATTAAATTTTGGATTTTTGAAATCACCATATCAGGGGTGATTTTTGTTGTACACTCGAACATCCTTTCTGTGTTCTTAAGTCTAGGACACCAATTCCAATCTCCCCGATCGAATTTGTGTCTGACGTCGTTGAAACACCCATGGCACACATCGGAGTTAATGACTCTATAATTTAAATGAGAAAATTCACAATGTGGAGAAGAAAATCCAGAAATCATTACCACTGGTTTTCTCAAAGCCCAAGCCAGCCAAGATAAACCAGATCCAATACCGACGAAAAAATCTGCATGATATAAATCTATCATTCTATCTGTCATGTCTATAGTTCCAGTTTTATCAATAACTCCATCCAAAGTATTTTGTTGGCTGTGAATCACCACCACCTCATATCCAATCGATTTAAGATAATTGACCAAAGTTTGCCAACCTCCCGGATAATGCCAATGCTTTGCATTCGCAGTAGACTCGGTGCCAATACAAACATATTTTCCTTCAAACCTCGATTTGGTTGTTTCCAGCCATCCTGGAATTTGAGAAGGTAAAATATCCGAATTCACTTCGACACCAATCAAGTCACCTGCAACTTGTTGCAAAGAAATTGATCTCGGATCACGTCTGTGTATGTTCCTATCGTCTTCTTCGTACCATCCTACCCCAAACACCGCATTGGCAGATGGATCTCTAAATCCAGGATGTGAAAATTTAATTTGAGGGAAAAAGTGTGACATAATTTCGTTCCAAAATGTTGTAACAATTAATTGTGCCTTGTATTTTTTTCTTAGTTGATCAATCACAGGTAACCATGCAATTGTGTCTCCTAATGAAGAAGAATCTATTGATATCAAAATTTTTCCCCCAAACAAAGTAGACTCGAAATCTAAAGACCAAACCTTATTTTCACGATCATAACCTTCCACTAACCAGGGGGTAAACCATTTTCGAAAAAGGGAGGTAAAATGACCAGGCTTCAAAGTACTTTCGTGAACACACTCCGAAGTGGTGGAATCAATAAATTTTAAATTTCTTTCACTCTTTGGATTATTTCCCTTCAAATCTATTTTTGGAGAATAGTCATAAGAAAATTGAAATTGGATTTGTTCAGGAACGTGTACGTTTTTATTTTTGGTAATATTCCTGTAAATTTCTATCCCACTTTTTTTCATGATGATAAATTCAAAATTTTTCGAATTAGTTCAACATTGTATTCATGATCAGTCACAGGTTCTTGGTTTGAATAAAAATGAACTAAGGGGGTTTCGTCATAGTCGTCCATGTAAGATGGCAATCTCCTCATTAATATGGGTAAATTCCAAGAAAGAGATTCCTTTATAACAATCGGGTTCAATTCCCAAATTGAGGAGAAAACAAACAAATCGGCTGCTTCATAAAATAGGTCAGTATCGTGTCTTTCCCCCCAAATTCTGCAATTTCTTGGAACATTCTTCATCAGAGGCTCCCAATACTCTTGAAAGTTACCCGCCAAATTACCAATGAAATGAAATTCTATTTGTTCATTTTCTAGTATTCTGGCATATTCCATGAGTTCCCCTTGATTTTTACCGGGGGTGAAAAGACCAATGTTAATAACATGTTTTTTGTTTGGGTCTAAACCAAGTTGTTCCCTGGCACTTTCTTTTCCAACTCCGATAAAATCTTCTATGGGATATTCGAAGATATCCAATTCAAAACCAGAACTTTTGAAAACTTCGGTCATCCATTTATTTACCATCACCAATTTATCAGGAGCCCAGAATTTGTCCAAAATTTTAACATTTGAAGAGTGACACGTTTCAAAAATGAACCAAGGTCTTTCTGGGGCGAATATTTTTCGACAAATATCATCACCAACAAAGAATTCCACAAAGTCTTGGAAGTGAATGACGTCTGGGCAAACCCTTTCCACAATTTCTAGAAATTCACTTTTGTCTTCCGTGTCTATTCTAAAATAATTTTCCCCCAATAAATTTTGTATTCTTTGTCTTTGAACTACAAAATCATCTGATAGGTTATTGTATTCTACACAATAAATTTCTCCTTCAGGCAAAAGTTTCTCAATGCACTTATAAAGATACTGAGGCATCCCACCAGTTGAAAGGTGGGGAGCAACAAAAAGAATTCTGGGTTTATTTCCAGATTCTTCGAGGATAGAATTTTCAATAGAACTTAAAATTCTATGAAGGTGATATTTTGTTCTCCGCAGGGTATCAGTTGGGCTTTTCATCTTGGTTTTGGGAATAAATTCCGGTGTTGAAATCCAATTGCCCTTCACCGTATTTAGATACAATATTGTTCACCAATTCTTGTTCTCTTTTTTTGATATCCGACGTTTCTCCATATAAAGAATGAAGTTGTTCTTCAACAAATCTGATTTCTTCGGTCAGAAAATGATGTTGGATGTTCATGCGCCCTATTTTGTCAACGTTTTCACGAGCCTCGTTTCTTAGAGATTGAACCTTTTCTAGTTCTTCTGAACTTAATTTAATTTGATTTCCCATAGCAAATTCTTTTATTTTGAAATTGGGTAATTATTTCATCCCTGTTTTGAAATTTTTATTTTTTAATTCATAAAAGTTCAAATGGAAGAATGAAAAAAAGAATTTTAAGTTTAATTCCAGATAGATTGGAAAAACCTATGGGAGGATTAGGCTATCAATATTTAGCCTTGCACGATGAATTGAGTTCCGAATTTGAATTACACACCATTTGCTTTCCCCATCTTTCTTCTGGTTTTGAATTTCCAAATACCAAACAAATTTTTCCGAGTTTTGTTCCAACAAACGGGGGAAATATAAACCCTCTTGTGTTCAATTTGGCACACCAAATTAATTTCTTTGTGACATCACTGGGTATGCCAAAACCAGATTTAGTGCACGCATACGATTGGCCGGTGTACATGCCCGGTGGACATTTGTCTAATCACTTGAATGTTCCTTTGGTGTGCTCTTTAAATTTGGCAATAAGAGGTCAGATCCACAGGAATTTGAATATTGCCCTTGATCCAACAACAAAAGACGGAAAAACAATTCAAGAAACTTTATTGGAAATGGAAACTGGATTTTTGAGATGGTCCGATCGAATTATCACCATATCTAAATTTTATCTCGATATATTTCCAGAATTTTCGTCCAAGATGTCCTTGGTCCCAAATGGAATTGACCTTCAAAAATGGAAATCAAACAACCCAAATCCCAAAAAGAAAAAAAATAAAATTGTTTATATCGGACGGTTTTGCGAGATGAAGGGAGTGGATAAATTATTGGAAGCCAATATCCCAGACGGCATTGAACTTTGGATCATTGGTTCTCCCGACGGGGGAGATTTATTGTGCAATACACTTTTGGATCAAAAACTTCAGGAAGGGAAAAAGAACATGTTTTATTTGGGCCCAAAACACGGTTCAGAAAAAATTGATGTATTGAACGATGCCGATGGAGTTATCATGCCATCTGTTCACGAACCATTTGGACTGGTTGCCTTAGAGGCGATGGCCTCTAATTGCGTTTTACTTTCTTCCAGAAGAGATGGGTTATCCGATTTTGTCAATCCAGAAAATTCTATTTTTGTTGATCCCACTGTAGAAGGAATCGAACAGGGATTTTTAGAATTCTTGAATTTATCGGAAGAAAGAAAAGATTATTTGAGAGAGCAGGGAAGAAAAACATGCCAGAAATATACATGGTCTTCGGCTGGAGAAAAAATGGCAGAAGTTTATCACGAACTTCTGAATTAAAATTAATTTCTAGGAGTAAGGATTCCTGTTTCTATATCCAAATTAACATTTCCGTATTTGTAATCCATCATTCCCATGAAGTTCTTTTCATCGATTTTGAATTTAATGAATTTATCCTCCAAATCCCTTTTTCTTTGAGATAGAACCAACATCTCCAATTCTAAAGACCCAAACTCAATTATAAATTTTTCACCGGTGGATTTCAAATCCTGAATTTTATTTAATTCTTCGGAGGTGATTGTTTGCTGTGTTGAATCTGTTGTAATCATACCCTGCTGAAAGTAGAAGTGGAATTAATAGAATTTGAAGTTTGTAGTTCCGTTATAAGAAAAGTTTCCAACCCGTTTATTAACCGATCATAAGGATCAGAAATATTGGCATTGAAAGTTAATGCCTCTCTGTTCAAATTGGGGTAAACCACTGTATCTCGACAAATTCCATCAGAAGAGGTAACAAAAAGATCCACCATTAAATCTCCTTTATAAGAAAGATGTGCAATAATTTTCAATAAAGGAGACTCGTGAATGAGATTCGATGTTGGACTTTTAAAAAGTCCTGTAACTTGAATGGCCATAGTTTTTATAATTTATATTATGTTATTTTTTTTTCTAGAATTCCAATAATCTTCACCCCCGTAATAAACACATATCTCTTCTCCGATTTCTATATCTTTCAAAGCAAAGAAATTGAAAGCTTTATATTCGGGATGGTCTATCCAATCAGCATTTGGTGAATTGGAATGATTATAAATAGATCCATACCCAAGTGGAATTACATACTCAGACAGTGTTCTTTTTGGATAAAGAAATCTATAATCAGTGAGAAGATCACCTTCTTTGGGTATTTTTAATAGGTAGCAAGTTTCAATTATTTCTCCCTTCAAAATTTTTTGAGTTGCAAAAACTCCCATTCCCTTTCCTTCCGATATCTTAATTTCTATTTTTGTTGGAACATTTATTTGTGGGGGAGGTTCTGATCTTAATTGTGAAATTTTTTCTTTTGACACAAAAAAATTTTCAGGTAATGTGTAATTTTCACCTCGGTGGTGATATCCCTTTATTTTTTTCTTAAAATCTTCCAAATCAACGGTTATAACCATAGCTCCGCTATTTTTTATTTTTTGAATTATTTGAGGATCAGTTATCATAAATTAACCCGGTAAGTAACAAGGAATTAAAACTACAGCACCACCTTTACCAGCCGAATCAAGTATAACTTCCATCCAAACATCTGGTTCTTGGAGGTACTTATTTACCGCACCATTAGTACCTATACCAGTATCAGGTGCGCCTGCATTAGTTTCGGGGGGTGCTGCAGCATTACGAGAAGCATCAAATCTTATCCATTTAGAGGCTGATGGTGTAGATGATAAATGTATCCAGGCCGAAGGAGAAGCAGTTTGGATTCCATATCCTGTGGTATTAATAACACCAGCGGTAGCACCACCAACAGATAATCCGATTGAATCAGCTGCCGGAAAGTAAATTCCGGTGTTGGTGTCTGAAGAATTTAAACCAGCGTTCAAAATCGGATTAGCTGCAGATCCTGCCAGAAGATTGATTCTTCCGTTAGAGTCTATCCTCATTGCTTCTGCACCACCTTCAACAAATCCAATTGTGTCGGCAGCCGGAAAGTAAATTCCGGTGTTGGTGTCTGTGGAATTTAAACCAGCAGAGATAGAAGGTAACGAAACAGTTCCTGCCGTTAATTGAATTTGTCCATCACCTTGAATCCTAAATAATTCTGTTGTTCCCCCGTAGAAAGCATGAACAAAAGAAGAGGTTGCCTGTGGAACAGAATACCAAAGTCTTCCAGAGAGGGGATATGTACCAAAGGCGTAGTTTACATTAGAAGCATTAATAGCAGACCATAATGTTATCTTTTCTCCGGTGGAAACATTAGTTAAAGAAGGAAGACCATTTCCCGCCAATGCATTAGGATAAGGAACAAACTCTATTCTATTTGATGTTGAATTTGCAAGATAAATTTGACCTCCGCCTAATGTTGTTGATGGAGCTCCAGAAAGAGTTAAAGTCGGGGAAGAAAAAGTTATATTCGATTCAACAGATACATTAGGAGCAGAACCATTTAGGGTTAAAACACCATTGTCAGTAGTTCCAGATAAGGTGACAGAACCTGATGTTCCGGAAGAACCCGATGAACCAGATGTTCCTCTTGTTCCAGAAGATCCAGAAGTACCAGATGACCCAGATGATCCAGAAGATCCCGATGATCCAGAAGAACCAGATGATCCTGACGATCCTGAAGAACCGGAGGATCCAGAAGAACCTGATGACCCAGATGATCCTGAAGATCCGGAAGAACCAGACGAACCAGATGATCCTGATGAACCCGATGATCCTGACGATCCTGAAGAACCGGATGATCCAGAAGTTCCTGAAGATCCAGAAGTTCCTGAAGATCCAGAAGTACCAGATGACCCAGAAGAACCGGATGATCCAGAAGAACCCGATGATCCAGAAGATCCCGATGATCCAGAAGAACCCGATGATCCAGAAGAACCAGATGATCCAGAAGATCCCGATGATCCAGAAGAACCAGATGATCCTGACGATCCTGAAGAACCGGAGGATCCAGAAGAACCTGATGACCCAGATGATCCTGAAGATCCGGAAGAACCAGACGAACCAGATGATCCTGATGAACCAGATGATCCTGACGATCCTGAAGAACCGGATGATCCAGAAGTTCCTGAAGATCCAGAAGTTCCTGAAGATCCAGAAGTTCCTGAAGATCCAGAAGTACCAGATGATCCAGAAGATCCCGAAGTACCAGAAGTACCAGATGCTCCAGTGACACCAGAAGTTCCAGAAGAACCTGATGATCCAGAAGAACCAGAGGATCCAGAAGAACCTGATGTTCCAGAAGAACCTGATGTACCAGAAGATCCAGATGATCCAGATGATCCAGATGATCCAGATGATCCAGAAGAACCCGATGATCCAGAAGAACCCGATGATCCTGAAGAACCAGATGATCCAGAAGAACCCGATGATCCAGAAGAACCCGATGATCCTGACGATCCTGAAGAACCGGATGATCCAG